CTAAAGGATAGTCGTTGAACCTTTCTCTAATATATTAGAGACTTGGCTGCGGATTACTCAATCTTTTAATATATTAAAAGCTCTAAGAGCTTCCCCGACAATTAAAGAAGATTCATATATATGTCACCACATATATGGGCATTTAGTTTACCATCATATATTTTACCTATATTTTCATATAGAATGGACTATCTTATCACCATACAGATAATAGAAAGTATTATCTGATTAGGGTCCTGTGCTTCCCAACCAGCCCGCAAACTGGTTAGTACCTCTAATCACTTATATTATATAAGTTTTCAATTAGTCTCTATATTCCTATGAATTAAGATTAATTCATAAAAACACGGTATTACCAAGCTAACCATATTTCAGGTCCTTAGGGTCTCTTACGAAGCATATTCGTCGGCTGTCAAATACCGCTTATTTCCGCTTCTACCGTTAGCAAGAGTTAAACTCTCACACCGCTTGTTAGGCGTTCACAGGATTTTTTACTATGCCGTTTCCAACATAGGGGGACCATGATTGATCAAATCCCCACCGAGACCTGTTAAATACAGGTTTGACATTGTTACTGTATCAGCAAAGGCAACAGAAACTTTATCTTTAGGCATTTTAATATATATTTTAGGGTAGTGCTCATATACCCTAGAACCAACAAACATAGGTATAGTTTCATGTGTTGATAAAACATGTATTTTATTAGGAAAGGTACCGAAGTAATCTAAAACAGGGTATCTTGTTATATATACATGTTTATCAGAAGTAATTTCAACTGCTGCTTGATATAAAATATCACACCACGTAGCAGGTCTTTGAACTAAAGGTGATTCTGTTTCAGGAACACCTTTAATAAATTCTCTACCAATAAAGCTTAAATAAATATTTTTATCATATTTAGGATCATCTACCGGTAATTTAATTTTTTCAAATCTATCACCATAACTAGATATAAATCTATTAATTTGTTTCTCAATATATTCATCATTAAAATATAATTCAGGAGATTTTAATTTAACATAAATAATTTCTTCTGTCTTTAATCTAACGGGATATTTCATATAAAGTCGTTCTAATTCTCTTTGAAAAAATCTTTTTACCCATGAAATCATATATGGTGTACATAATGAACAGCATTGTGATAAGGGAATACCACAATTATAAAAATCAACTTTCATTTCTTCTGATTTATTTGCTTTGAATATTGGTGCTGAAATTCGTTGTATTCACATAGATCGTTAATCTATGCAGTTCTCTTATGAACTTCCCTAGTTTTCACTAGGATACTAGACTATATCTTCATCATTTGATGGTTCCCTGTTTCGATTTAAGGGATTCTCACCCACTCACTTAAGCCCTACTCTACTCACTTTATTTACCAATATTTATTTTAATGGTAAACAAGTTTTTGATAGTCGTTGAACTTTATTCCTCAATAATATTATAGGAATCTTAGCTGCGGATAACCCAATCTATTACCTTGTTACCATATCTAAGGCATTACCCTTCGCCACTAATATATTACTATATTAGTTTGGTAGTAAGAGATTTAAAAGGCTTCCCCGACAATTAAAGAATCACGTGCATTGTAATTTTACACTCCTAACACCAAAATCTATTGATTTACCTAATAATGATTTACGAATCAATCCTTGTTTCTTTTCTATCTTACCTTTAAGTAAATCATAAATTTCAACAAGAGTTTCTTGAATTTTAGATTTAGTTGTATTTAAAACAAAATCAAAACTATTGCTGTTATTTAACATGGAAGCAAATCTAATTAATTTAGCATATTTATCATTAATTTCATGATGAGATACTCTTCCTTCAGATGCAAATTGTAAATTCACATCTCTAAAAAAAGCAGGCATAACAACCCAATATTTAGTAAATAAAACATCTTTTCCATATGAATCTAAAACAGAAATTCTTTCATTTCTCATCATACTATTATTTCTTTTAAAATTAAATTTATCCCAATTTTTATATAAGAATTCTATTCCACTTTCACCATTTTCATCTTCAATTAATTCTCCATCTTTGATTATAAAATTTACATTACCATAAACAGCAGATTCAAATTTCCTATTCATTCTTTTTAATGTCTTAAATATAAAAGGATGTAAAAAATGTCCATGTAAATCTATATAAGCATATGTTTCTTTTCTATCTCTAGCAGAAACTCCAAATATATCTGTTGACAATAATCCATCAACAGTTGGAATATTCCCTTTTTCAAATAGAATTAAATTAGTTACTTCTCTTAGATTATTCACTTCAATAAATTTTTTAGTATCATATAATTCTATTTGCATCCATATAACAACTCCTCTCTTAATATATTATTATTTTCTATTGTTATATTGATATTTTTAATACCTTTTATAACATTGAAAATAAAATAATCTTTGTATTTAAAACTAGATTTACTATTAACTTCATTATTGAATGTATTAAAAAATTTATCTCTTTCTTTTTTTGTTTTAAATGAAATATATATATATAATTTTGTTGACTCTTCTTGACATTTAATATCTAGTATATTCTTTAAGCTAATATTGTCTATAATATAATAAAAATATTTGAATTTCTCATAATGTCTATTAATAATATTTTCAAATAATGAACAATCAGCCAACTCATTACGAGTAAGCTGATTGAATACATAGATAATGTCATTTAACATAATACCAATAAACCCCTTTCAAAAGGTTTATATCAACAGGATGGGGTTATTTTCTTAAGAGCATTTGTCGAGCTTGTTCTTGTTTCATTTTAGCAGCTTCGACTTCTCTTTCTTTTTCAATTTCTTCTTTTTCTTTTTTTAACCTTTTAACTCTAGTGTCTCTTAATAAAAGGGCTTCTTTATATGACATACCATATTTAATATAATCAGTATCAAGTTGCCCTTTAAATAATTCTAACATCTCATCAAGAAACACATAGAATTGTTCTATTCTATTTTGGTAGTCATCGCCTGTTGATATTTGAGAAAAAGTATTTCTTCTAATTCCATATTAACTGTATTGTTATGGTGTTTACAATTAGGACATGTTATATCCATTAAACCAAATTCAAACCCATCCATAAATGAATCAGCTTGTTTGCTTAATATTAAAATATCCGTATTCCCTAAAGAAAATATAATTTTAGTTATATCTGTAACTGAATCAAATTCAAAGTATTCATCTAATGTACTATCATCAGGAATAAAAATCTTATTAACAACTGATGATAAAACAGATGCTTGATTATATTTACTATCTTTATTATCAGATAATTCTTTAATAGATTTATTAATATAATCATATACTGATTGAATATACATTTGGGCAATAAATTTACTTTCAGGTAATCTAATAGATTTAATTTGAGAAAAAGCACTATTTTTATGTTTATTTTTAGCTGTTTCTAAACTAAGGGAAGAATCAACAATAGAAGCCACCTCTAATTTGAGTTTTTCACTCATTTTTTCAGCTCTAATTAAAGATTTAATAGAATATCTATGCTCAAAATCTTTATCACATTTTTCACATTTTAGTGGAATAATATCATCATTTGGATATGTTGCACATAAAATACCATAAATAAACATATTATAATCTAATGCAGCAGTTTTTATTAGAAAATCCTCATAAGATAATTTACCAATACTTGTTGACTCAACTTTACTATGAATCAATGACCATTTTGTTTGAGCATCAACAAGAGCATTTTTAGTATCAGCCATTAAAGACATTAATTCATATGCTGAACAACCCTTCATCATAGCGGTATAACCAGAATTTACTGCTACAATTGGTGTTGTATGGATATTGACAAATTTCTTAAGTATTGTATCAATTTTACCTTTTTTCTTTTTAGTTTTAAGAATTTGTAAGTCAATAGTTTCAATTTCTTCGAGTTTAATTTTCTTTACTTTTTCTAATTTTTCTCTTTCTTCCTCAGTAAAGTTAATAATACTACCCATACCTGTTTTATCAATAATGACAACAGCTTCAGAATAAATTCTATTAAATTCATCTTCCGTCATCCCATCAGATTTTTCTTCTTCATTCTCATCATCAACTGACTCTTGTTTATTTTTAATTTCTTCTTTAACTTCATTAATAGTTTCATCATATTCTTTCATATATTCATCTAGATTGTTTAGGGTATCAGGTAATAATCCTGGACTTATTGGTTTATTGGGAACTTCTTCTCTAATATCACCTTTATCAATTAATAATCCAGGACCAATATATTCATTATTTTCTACTTGAATATTGTTTGATAGATTTATAGAATCAGTTGGTAAAATAGGTTCACTATTTTTTTCAGATTCATTAGTTCCTATATTTTTCATCCAATCATTTCCAACAACTTTAGTTAATTCATCTGTAGAGTCTTCTTGTTTTAAATTATTTTGATTCTCTTTAACAATTGACTTTAAATCAATACCATCATCAAATTTAATTTCATCCATTTTATTACCTTCCTCCTTTTATATATTATTAATACCTTCTTCAATATTATAATTAAAGAGTATATCACCAGAGTTATTTTTAGTAAAACCGAGAAGTAATGTAGTATTATCTGTTAATATTGGGATAGAAACCATTAAAATACCTTGGCCTTTATAATCAGCAACAAATACTTTTACTTCACCCATATTTAAATAAGGTATTAAAGCTGGACATTGTTTATATATATTTTCTTTAAGACCATCAACATCAATACCATCTTCAAGATTATATAGATACTGTTTTATATTTATACCTATATGTGGTAAACTTGGTATATTACCAGGTCTCATAAAAAATAAATTAATTATAATTTGAGCAATTGATTGATTAATACTAAGAACTCTTTGTCTTTGAAAATTATCTAATCCGAAATCAACTTCCTTTTTAAAATTAGCCATAATATATAAAAACCACCACCTTAAAATAATAAATGAATATTAATGAAATGTATTATAAGTAAATTAATAATATCTATAAAACAATAATTTAAAAAAATATAAAGGAGTGACTAAAATGAATCAATTAGTAGAAATTTTATCTATATTGTCAGTGTTATCAGTTTTAATATTAGCTATAGTTCTTTTTCATCCAAATAATAAAAAACAAAATATTATCAATAATATTCAAGATTTAGATATTTTAATGAATATTATTGATAATACTATAAAAAGAATATTTTTAGAAAAATATAAATTAGAATATGAATTAAAAGATATGAGGATGATTTATGATTTTAAAAAAGATTTAAATGAATTAGTATATAAAGTTGTAATGTCATTCAATAAACCTTTTATGAAAAGTCTTCAATATTATTATACTGAAACTTATATAATAAGTTATATAACTAAAACTATTGAAATGATGTTAATGGACTTTATAAAAGAAAAAAAATTAAAATTCAAGTAGATATAATAATCTACTTGAATTTTTTTTATTTATTTATATTTTGTATATATAAGTAACAATTAATTAATAGAGTAATAGAAAGGTTGTGTTTAAAATTGATTAAGTGTATTATATGTAATGACAAATTTAATCATATTGAAGACTTGTATGAACATTTTGAAGATGAACATAATGAAAGTATACCTAAAAATTTCACTCCAGCTCAATATATATATTTTTTAAAAACAGGTAAAGATAAAGGTAAATGTATTGTATGTAAAAGACCAACTAAATGGAATGAAGTTACTAATAAATATTTAAGATTTTGCCCATTAATGCAATGCAAAGATAAGTATAGAGAATTATTTAAAGAAAGAATGATTGGTAAGTATGGTAAAATACATTTATTAAATAGTCCTGAACAACAAAAAAAGATGTTAGCTAATAGAAAGATATCAGGTGAATATATTTGGTCTGATGGAACTAAAAAAACATATACTGGTTCATATGAATTAGATCTATTAAAATTTTTAGATATATTTTTAAGATTTAGTTCAGAAGATGTAATGACACCATCACCTCATGTATATTATTATGAATATGAAGGTGAAGAAAAATTTTATATACCCGATGCGTTTATACCATCTTTGAATTTAGAAATAGAGGTAAAAACTGGCAAAGATAATGAAAATAATCATCCTAAGATCCAAGCTGTAGATAAAGTTAAAGAAAGATTAAAAGATAAAGTGTTAATGAGTCAATCAACCTTTAATTATATAAAGCTTACTAATAAGAATTATGACGCTTTATTTGAATTTTTGAAACAAGCTAAAGAAAGATTTATTGAATCAAATGGTGAAGATAATAAACCTATATTTGTTTTAATGGAGTCTTATGAAAATATTATTGATGTTGATATCATAATGGAGGTTGAATATCACCGTGCATTAAGAATATTAGGTGATACAAAAGATAAAGAAAAATTAGGACCAAGAGAATTTTATAATAAAGTAGCTTTTAGATATATTTATAAAGTTGGTAATAAAAATGCTGGATTCATTGAAGTAAAAGTTAAAAAAGGTTACGCTTTCTTTAATATATTCATTAAAGAAGAATTTCGTGGTAAAGGTATATCACACGCTTTAATGAATGAGGGTCTTGAATTTTGTCATCGTTCTAAAAGAGATATAAATACAATGGTTTTAAATATAAAAAAAACTAATAATATTTCTATTAAATTGGCTAAAAAATATGGATTTAAAGAACAAAAAAGTGATAAAGTTAATAAAACTCATATTAGGTTTATTAAACTTGTTGGAGAATTTGTTAAAGAATCATTTATAAAAGAAAATAAAGATGAAAAAGCTATTGATCTCAGCTATGATATAAGACCAGATTCTGATTATAATTCTGAACAATTAAAGATTGGTATAGAAATTGAACAGGAACACACTAAAAATTTAGATAAAGCTAGAATGATTGCTAAAGATCATTTAGATGAAATTCCTGATTATTATAGCAGATTAGTTAAAATGGAAAAAGAAGCTGAGGGAGAGAAAGATATTATTAGTAAAGAATCATTTTTTAATGCAGATGAATTAAAAAATATTAAGATTAAAGTACCTATTATAACTTTCCCAAAAAAAGAATGGAGTAGTATAAAGAAAAGACTTAATTCTGGTAAAGTTGTTTATACTATTCGTGTATATGTTGAAAGACATAAATATGTAGAAAACAATGTTTATCAAACTGAGTGGGGAACCGCTGTACAAGTTATTAGTGTTAATGAAATAAAAAGTATAAATGAATATGAATTTAAAGAATATTTAGATGATGAGATGAAAAAGGATATTGGTGGTGCTAGAAAATTAGAAGTTATAGCTTTAAAGAAAATAAATGATTCATACATCTCTGAAACATATTATAAAGTTAAAGATTCAAAAATATCTGGTAAAGGTATATTTGCAAATAAAAATGTTGATGTTAATACCAAATTATTAGCTATAAAAAAAGTTGATAATACTGGTAATCCAGATAAAGATTATGAACGAACTAAAGCCGGTCAATTCGTTAATCATTCAAATAATCCTAATTTAGTATTAGTTCAAGCTATTAGAAATGGGAAGAAAGTTTATTTCTATAAATCTAAAGATAAAATTAAAAAAGGTGAAGAATTAACTATAGATTATAGACAATTTGATTTTGAGGGTAAAAGAGATTTTGTAAAAGAATCTTCTTTTATTAAAAATATACCCGATGCTATAAATAAGGAAACAAAAATATATTTTGCAATAACTAAAGATGAGATAAAATTGGATAAATTAGTTTATACTAGTGATAATAAAAATAAAGTCATTAATATGTCTATAAATAATATGATTAAATCTATTATAGAACAAAAACTAGAAAATTTATTAACTCATTATGTTGAAATCCCCGTTTCATCAACTTCAGAAATTAAAATAAATACTAATATAATTTCTGATGATAAATTTGATTTTACATCAATAGATACTCCTTTTACTATAGATCTAAAAAAATATCCTATACGTGAAATTATTTATGATAACTTAACTGAATCATATAATAATAATTTATATCCTGTATTTATACTATTAACTTTTACTAATACTAATATGGCTAAAGCTATTAAGTTTGTTACTGGTGAACCGTATAGTCATGTAAGTATTTCTTTTGATAGTAGTATGAATGATATGTATAGCTTTGGTAGAAAATTTAAAGATTCTAATATGACTTTTATTAATGAAGATATAAAAGATGGATTATTTAAAGATGTTATTAAAGATACAATTTATTCATTATATGTAATATTTGTTACTAAAGAACAAAAAGAATTAATGATAAATAAATTAGAAGAGTTTAAAAAGAAAAAAGACAAATTAAAATTTAATTTTATTGGATTATTTAATATATCTATCGGTAAAGAAACTGACAGACAAAATGAATATTTTTGTAGTCAATTTGTAGCTGAGATATTAAAAGCTTCTAATAATGGTATGATTGATAAACATCCTAGTTTATATAAACCATATGATTTTGCTAAACATAAAGAAACTCATTTTGTAACTAAGGGTAAATTAGAAAATTACGATAAGGATATAGTAGATCAAAATGTATTAAAAATAACAAATAAATATGAAATTGTAAAAGAAAGTATTGGTAAAGATGAAAAAATAGATTTTATATTACCAATTAAAAATCTAAAAGAAGGTGAATTATTAGTTATAAATACCCATATTACCAATATTACTTTTATTGAATCTTTAACTAATATTTTTGAATTATTAATGTCAGCAATTCAAAAAAGCTCACCAGCACTAGCAGTTCCACTTTTTTCAATAAGAAATTTATTGACTCAAATGTTTGCTTTAGACTTTATGGGTTTTAATATAAAAACTAAAATGAATTATAAATCTGATAAAAATAATAATGATGATTTTTATATATTTAATGCTGAATTAGTTGCTGTTTCTGATGGAGAAATAATTGATTGTTCCGATAAAATGGAAGATAAATTTAGTATAAAAAGATCCGCTGGTAACTATATTATCATTAAACATAATATTTTGTGTTATTCATTGTATGGTCATATTAAAAAAGGATCAATTAAAGTTAAAAAAGGTGATAAAGTTAAACAAGGTCAAGTTATTGCTAATGTTGGAAATTCTGGTGCTGGAAGTGAACCACATCTACATTATCAACTATGTTATTTAGATCCTAAAGTTATTGATTTGAAACTGTTTTCAATAATGCCAACTCTTAGCAGTAAACCATTAGAAAACTTTAAAAATTTTTTACAATACCCTATTAATAAATCGCTTCTTTCAACATCAATGAATAATTTAGTATCCTTATATCAATATACTGCTAATGAATTAAATAAAATTGATAAAATTAAATATGAATTAAATAGAGATGGGGAAATACCTCCATTTGGTTTTGTGAGAAATAAGACAATAAATGAAAATACTATTATAAAAGAAGAAAATAATGATTATATTATTACCGAATTATATTTAACTGATTTACCTAATTTTAATAATGATGAAGATGTTTATAATTTTATGAGAAATAATATTAAGAATTCTGATTTCAATATATTAAAAAATGATGATGAACTTATTGAATCTCAAAATGGTTCATCTCATGAACAAGCAATATTTATTCGTAATTTATTTAATAACAATAAATTATATAAAGCTAGTTGTTTATTCTTTATTGAATATAATGAAAAAGAAAACACAGGAGGATTTAATCATACTTTATGTTATTATGTTAAAGATGAAAAGATTTATTGGATTGAAACTTCTTGGGGTGAACAACTAGGAATTCATGGCCCTTTTAATTCTTTAATACATCTAAAACAATATATTGAGGATATTCATATTAAAATGGAATCAAATAATAAATATCCTGTATTAATATGGAATACTTTACCTAATAAAATTGAATATGGTTTAGATTTAAATTCTTATGTGTTGTTTTGTTTAAATATTAAAAAATAAATATAAATAAAGAATGGATATAATTTATATCCATTCTTTAATATTATTATAAATATATATTATTAACAAATAAATATAAAAATAGTGTTTTATTATTATTATTAATAGGAGATGTTTTTATGAAATTATTTAAAGCTGAGGTAATGAGTCTTGGTGATTCTTATTTTTATTTAATAGTATCTGAAAATAAGGAAAATGCTGGAATGAAAGCATTAAATGACCGCCTTATTTACACATCATGTTCAGATATACATTCTAACGAAGAAGTTAATGAGATTGATGGATATGCTGTTATAATTGAAAATAAAAAAATAATTTTAAAAGAAAAGGATAGGTGATAGATATGAGTAAAAGATTTGGTAAGTTATTAGATTTAAATGATAAGTTAAGAAATAAAGAATTAGAAGCTAAGGGTGAAAAAGTAGCAGAATTTTTTACTAATAATGAATTTCTTTTAACAGGGTTTAATATGGTTAATGATATAAGAGATTTTTCTTTTTATGGATTTCTTCCTGATATTATAGACGAGTGTGAAAAATTTTCAGATAAAGAAAATAAATCTTTATTAGCAGACTCTTTTATTTATGCATTAATATATAGGAATCTACTAAGCTCTTTAAAGGTTTTTATTGATATTAATGTTGAGGCTGTTTTAAGAAACTGTGATTTAAATAAAGATAGTATAGATGAGTATATAAAAATATTGGAAAGAAATATTAATAAGGAAAAAATTGAAGAAAATAAAATTTTATTAGAACAAGTAAGAAACTTAAAGAATGTTATGAATATTTATGATACTATGTTAAATAGTATTAGTTAAGGAGGTTGAATAAATGTTCGTTGAAACAATATATGCAACAATAAGAAATATAACAAAAAGTATAAATCCAGGAGAGGGTTATGCTATTGATTTAAACAATGCCCAGGGTGCTTCTTTTGTTGCTTATATTTCAAAAAAAGAAAGATGTAAATATAGTATTGGAGATATAGTTGAACTTCATATTCATGAAGAATTGATTGAAGATGATGCCATGTTTTATGAAAAAATAGGTAAAAAGGTTGGATAAATATTTTACGAAAGGTGAAAAAAAATGTTAGATACTTCGTTATGGATTTTCTTAATAATTATAATACTTAGTTTATCTATTAACTAAATTTATAAAAAACATATTTTTAGAAAGAAGGTTAATTATTATGAACATTATTGATTTGAATAAGAAACTAAAAGAAAGAAGACTAAAAAGTGAATTTAATAAAGTAAAAACATTTAGTGAGAAACATGGTGAATTATGTGAAGTTTATACTGATTTTGCAGGTGCAAGAGATAATATATTTTTCTCAATGTTTCATAGTATTATTGATGAGGTTGAAAATTTTAATGAAAAGGATGAAGAAATTAAAGATGAATTTGCATATAGTTTAATTTATCACAACTTATTAACCGCATTAGATTTATTTATTACAGTTAATACAAACAACTTATTTTTATTAGAGAATGATTTAAAAATAACTAAAGAAAATATAGACGAATTTATTGATAAGTTCGATAAAGAAAATGTTGGTGAGTTTGTTAATAAGCAACTTATGTTATTAAAAGTTGCTTATAACTTATTTGATAAAATGAAACCAGAATAAAGGATGATAAAATAAATGAGTATTATAACTAAAGTAACTGTTCTTCTTGGATTTTTATTACAATTATTTATTTTTATGGGTTTTATAATATATAGTGTTCAAAAAAAAATTAAGAAAGTAAATTTATTAGCTTTGCTTACAATTAGTTTATTTATATTATCAGTATATACATTTATTGTATATTTATTTTTATAATTAAAAGGTGGTGAGAAAATGGAAAATAACATATTTTTATTCATAGGGTCATCATTAATAATTAGTTTTATTACTTTTTGTATTGGTTATAAATTAGGTATAGATGATAAAAATCGTGCTTGTAAAGAAATAAGATAGTATTTTATTATAGATTAAACATTTCTTTGAAATACATTTTAAGTATATATTATTTAAGTGTATTAAAAATTAATACAGAGAACTAATTAAGTAAATAAAAACTATTAACTGGAGGTATAATTAAATGGGAAAACCAACTAAAAGTTTTACAGAGGTATTTGATGAAATTAAAAATGCAAATAAGGTATCTAAAAAAGGAAAACCCATTGTTTCATTCAGTCGTGGTGACTTTGATAGGCTAACCAAAGCTTTTTTGAATGAAATCAACTATAAAGTGGAAAGTGTTTCAATTAAAGCAAATGAACCTGTAACCAAAGAGGTATTTCCGGTTCAATTGTTCCGTAATATGATTAAAACAGTTCTGATTGATTTTGGTGTTGATAAACAGGAAGCTCAGCGAGTTGTTGAGTCTTATGAGTTTAGAAACACTGAAGGTGTGTATGAAGTGTGTTCCGAACTCATCTATAAATACGTTGATGCCGGTAGGAAATTTGATTTTATCCCCAAAGAAGATTTCAACGGTTCAATTATTTTGAAAGATGTTGCAGAATTTGTTGGTGAATATACCAATATTCAAGATGGTAAAAAAATAAGTATTCGAAAAGAAGCTCATAAGCTTCTAAAGACAAAAAGTAGATGCCCAAAAGGAAAAAAACATAAAGTTGATGAATAAAACATGTAAATATAATATAATGATATTAAATATCATTATATTATATTTTTTATATTAATATAAAAAAATAGAAATGGGGGTTAACCCCATCCCTACTTTTTATAAGTCAATTTATTTTTTTTATTCTTACAAATGAAACCACTTGAGGTTTCATTAAAGTCTTTAAGAATGTTATGAAAAACAGACCTAGAAAGCCTCCTTTCTTTTTATTGAGACTTTTTTCAATAGCTGGTTCGAGTAACTGGTTCAAAAAATGTTCACCGCCCTGTTGAATTTGATATGGTCGAAACCGACTTATTAAGAAAGTCAATTCGCTATGACCAATAATAAATATATAGTTGGTAACGGTTTCTACAATCAAGGGTCGGTATCCTATTCGGTATCTACATCCCAAAGTCCCATCATAACAATTCTCTTTAACTAATTCTGTAAATCCTCGCTGTGGTTTCATTATTTACCACCTCCTTATATACATAATTTTATATGTATCCCGATTATATTATAACCCTGAATCGGTGGGTGTAATTGTTAGATATCTAGATTATAATATATACTTAGTAATATTGAATATACTAAAAAAATAAAAGGAACATAAAAAAATAATGAGTTGACAATATTTCACCAACTCATTAATTATTCATCTATATATCAAAACATGCTATAATATTACAAGGATTTTTATCAGCAACTTCTGATATATGTACAGTTTTATTTCTACGAAAAAGTTTATTAAAAGAAACAACACCATTATTAAACATAGGATACATATTCCCATTGGAACATAGGATTATAGCAATTATCTTCTTAATACAGGATGCAGAGGAATGATCTAAAACATAGCCAGCATCCCCTTTAACAGTGTCAGTATATCTTTTAACCTTAGTTGACAACACATTGCTAATTTTAGCATTTTTCATTTTTAAATTACCCCCATTTATTTTATTAATATTTATTTTCACTCTAATAATATATATTTGAAATTTTAATTAAATAAAAACAATTACTTAAAGTAACAAATATAAAGGAGTGAAATATAATGGATTTTAATATATTGTTAGAAACTAAATTAAAAGCTAAGGACCGGAAAAACCTAGATTCGGAAGATTTTGGAATACCTGAAGACAGAAAATTTCCATTAATTGATGAGGAACATACACTTCAAGCTATTAGATTTTTTAGATATTGCCCCGCATCTAAAAAATTAATATTAGCTAAAAATATAAATAAGAAAGCTAAAGAATATGGTTTAAGAATAAATATTAGTGAGAAAAACCCTTTTTATAAATTAGCCGATAGAAGTATAATAAAAGAATGTGTTAACTGTTCGGTAGATGAATATCAAATATATGATATGGATTTATCCAAAGAATTTTTAGATTTTATACCTAAAAATGATTATTTAAAACAAATAATCAAAGAGTTAAATACATTTATACCATCATCATTAAGGGATGTTTTCGATTTTGAAAAAAAACTGTATGAAAATTTTTATATCTTATTTATAAATGACATTATAATTAATTCAATAAATAATAATAGATTAATTATTATACCAATAGCAGTAATACAAACTTTAAATTCATATATTGAAAAGGTACTATATGAAAGAGGTTTTGAATATATATTATTTATACAGGGAAATGGTTATAGTCATATTGAATCAATTAAATTACAAAAAAATATGATTGATGACTTTTGTTATATGATTGATGGGGAAAATAGTATTGATGAAAATAAAAAATATCTATCATCTTTAAAAGATATGATGAAACAAAATCCAAATAATTTCTTTTTAATCGTAAGACGTATTTATTTTTCATATATTCAAGGATTAAAAATAATATGTGAGAGTGATATATATAATGTAAAAAATTCGAATAATAAAATTGAAATTTTAAATACTTTATTTAAGGAGTTTCTTGAAGATAAGGGAATAAAATATTTATATAGTCCTTTAGTTCATGGTTCTAATAGAGACCAAGAAGATTATGAATATTTTTTAAATTTAAATATGAAAAATACTGAGGAATTTCTAAGAAAAAAATCTGTTGAATTAAAAGATTCAATTCGTTATATTACAACTAAATTTAATCTTTCATTAGGAATTAACTTTTTTAGTAATATGAATGAATTTTTTATGCAAGATATACCGAGAAATGATATTGAAATTCTATCCATAATAGAATTTTTAAAAGGTTCTTTAAATCCAAAATTTATTGAATATTACAATAAAAATTATACATTAAAATTAGATAATAAAGATTTATTATTTTTCAATGAGTTAAAAAGTATTTTCTCAGGGGTTTACAATTCAACTGATAGAAACTGTGAATTAATATATTATGGTGTAGGAGAAAGACGTTTATATTTATTAGCTAAACATAAGATTGATAGTAATGAACTTATTTTAATAAAACTATATGATGATTCATTAGAAACGAATTTAATTCCATTAATATCTGATGATAGTAAAGATTTAGAAACTTTAGATATGAAGATTATTTATCTGAATAAAAAAGGGGGTGAAGAAACATACAATAGTAAAGTATTAACAGAAGGTATTTCAGTAGATGAAGATGGTATTAAATTCTATTTTAAACCTAGAAAATCGTATATGGATGATTATTCAGAAAATCACAAATTATTAGTTGAAAATTTTAAATCTAAAAATTATGAAGCAATGAAACATAATTTAGCTTATTTATTTGCTTTAATAAATTCCATAGAACGGGATGTGATATATAAGAAAAAAAATATTGATACTGATAAGTTAAAAGATGCTCAAAAAGCTAGAGCATTTGCAATTAATGATTTTAAGACTTATTTAAAAGAAGTGCAAAAGAATGAAAAAGATTTTGATTTTACTAAATATTTTGAAAATGGTGGATATGATACATTTGTATATAATATAGATACAAAGTCTATATTAGGTGTAAAGAAATTATTTAAAATAATTATGCTTGGATAGTAAAATATGAGATAACCTTTTAATAAGGTTATCTCAATCTTAATACTTTTTTACCATTCATAAAACATTATTATAATCAAATCAAAAGGGAGGTTTATCTATATGAAATTTTTATTAAAAAATAAAGTATATCTATTAATATTCATTATTTCATTACTAACTTTTTCATTTATCTTTAATCAACTTATGAATCAAACAATAAAAGAAGTAGATGAAAAAAATAAAAAATTAAATATTAAGGAAATAAAAGAATCTAATAATGTTATTAACGAAATCAAGAAACCTATTCAAACAGAATCTAACTATTATATTATTACAAGTAATACATTAAATATAAGGAAATTAAATAATATTAATTCGGAATGTATTGGCTTATTATATAAAGATGATATTATTGAAGTAGTTGATAAAAATAATGAATGGTATAAAATTAAAGACAAAGGATTTGTTAATAAGAATTTTATTCGTGTTATTGACATAGAAACTGTCAAAAGACAAAAAAATAGTTCTCGTAGTTTATTTATAAGAAGACCTATTAATATAGTTAATTCTGTATCTAATTTACATATAGATGATTTAAAAAATCTCTTATCTGAAACAAAATTAGAAGGAATAGAAGATGCTATTATACAAGTTGAAAAACAATATGGAATAAATGCTTTCTTTGTTTTAGCTGTGGCCAGATTGGAAAGTGGAAATGGTACATCAAAAATTGCAATAAATAAAAATAATTTATTTGGTTTAAATGCTATAGATAGAGATCCCTATAATAAAGCATTTACTTTTAAAAATAAGTCTGAAAGTGTATATTGTTTTGCTAATACAATTAAACACTACTATATAGATAAAGGTTTAAAAGATATTACTCAAATTAATAAAAAATATTCATCTAGTAATAACTGGTCTGTTAATGTAAATAGAATTATGTTACATGATTATCAAAAGATAATAAATTAAGTTAATATTTTAATTATATATTATTAAAGTATCTAAATAGATTTTTATATCTAATTAAACAAAAAAATAAATAAATTTAGGAGGTAGAGATTACATGAGTAATGAAAATCAAAAAAGGTTTGGATTGTTGGATAGGTCAGTAGAAGTTGAGCCAATTGGAGTAATTTATAATGTCATGTCAGAGGATATTGAAACATTTTTATTTAACTATTTTAAGGATGTAAGAAAAATTGATGGTGTTGCAGCAATAAGAATTTCTGTAGTTCGTGATGGTACATCTAGACCTGAGGTAAAGGTTTATGCTATGTTCCATATGAATTCAGTTGATGTTGTGTCTAATTTACAAAATGTACCTGAACCTTTAAGAAGAAAAATGGATTCAGGTAATTATCGGGTAAGTGATAAATTAAAAAATGCCTTGTATGCTGTTGCTAAAGAGTTTAAAATTGGTACACATACAGGAGAAAGAATTGTTTATTCTGAATGTAATATTTTCAAAATATTAGGTTTAATGTTTGCAGTAGATAATAGAGCACATTCAATTAGTATTCCTGAAGTGGTAAAATTAAAGAAAAATAAATCCATCCTTACCGTTATTAAAACCAATAAGTTTTTCAGTAAGGATGACGATGGTACTGACAAATATTCCAGTATCGTTAATAACCTTGACAATTAATCATATTGGAATACACTTTTAGGTGTATTCCAATATTTTATTTTTTTATAAATAATAAAAAGGTGGTATAAATAAAATGGCTAAAGGTAAGAAAGAAAAAAAATCAAATGAGGATTTTACATTTAAAATAGAAGAAGTTTTAGGTGTTATTAAAGAAAGTAGTAAACATGATTGGTGTAAAGCTATTGCTAAAATATCATGGGGTGACAATCCCACAACATTAGATATTCGTAGTATTAATATGGGGAATAATAGTATTGGTAAAGGTATAAGTTTATCAGATGATGAAGCAAATAATTTAATTGATATTTTATTAAACTGTGATTATGGTTCAATTGAAACTTTAGAAAAAGTTATTAATAAAAAAAGAAAAAGATTTACTGTATCAGATAATTTGAAATTTAAAGGTGGTTTAACAATTAATATAAAGGTGTGAATTAATTATGGAAATAATATTTAATTTATTCAAAATTAGGTTTAAGTTACTAGATGAATTACTTACTAAACATTGTAAAGAGATAACACCAGATTCTACAATAAATTTATTTATAAATTTTGAACCAGTATTAAAAAAATTAGTAACCGCTAATATTGAGGATTATTTAAAAGTTAAAAAAGATGAACGTTCAATTGAATTAATGAGTAATATTTTAAATTTAGCATCACATTATAGGTCATTCTTTTCAAAGAATAAATTATATTCTAAAATATATATTTATTTGTCATATCCAATAGTAAAAAATATATATAAAAATAGAATGATGAATGAAAATTATAGAAAGTGTTATGAAGATAAGTATGGTAATAATCCTAAAACTTTTACCTTATTTCAAACTTTATCTACAATAATTCCTTTATTATCAGTAATAACTGAGTATATAGAAGGAGTTTATTTTATTAAAAGTAATAGTATTGAAAATTCATTAATACCTTATATAATAGCAGAAAAATATAAAGATAACTCAGTGAACTTAATTCTATCTAATGACAAATATGATTATCAATATGCTAGTAATAGTTTTTATATAATGAATCCAAAAAAACAAGATAGTTATATTATAGGTAAAGACAATCTTATTGAAACAATAAAATATGAAGATAAAATAGTAAATAATATAAATATAGATCCAAATTTATATTCATTTATTAAATCTATATTAGGTGATAAATATCGTAACATAGAAAAAATTAAAAACTTAGGATTATCTACCATTATAAAAACTTTAGATAAAGCTATTAAACAAAAAATTATTAATAATAACACTGTTAGTATTAATATTCTTTCCAATATCATTAAAGAAGAATTTAGAAACCATTTATTAAATAATTATTATACAACTAATTTAGATATACAGTTTAAATCTTTAACAATAAAAGATATGTATAGTATAACTGAACAAATTATTGATAAGTTTGATAATTTATCTTTAAAAAATTTAAATGATAAATATTTTACTCAGTATCCAATTCAACTCTTAGAATTAACAAGTGGTATTAATTTATCTAAATTAAAAAGATAATTTATTTATATATTATTAAAGTAGAAAAGATTATATTAAATTTATAATAAGAAGGGGTTGGAAAAGAGTGGGGGTTAATAAACTAGAGATAATTAGAATTTATAAAGAAGTTCTAGTAGGTAAAAAAAGAAAACAATTTCCAAAAAATTTTTGGCAAAATGATTTTGAAGAAAATAGAATTATTGGTGATATATTATTAAAGTTTCTATTTGAAGAAATTCTGGGTTGGTCTAAAGATGATATATGTGAAAAATTAAATAAAAATATATTTTTTGAATATAAACTTAATCAAGTTTATAAAATTATACATGAGAAATCAGTATTTAATACAATTAATTCTGTTTATCCTGATAAATTCAAACCTTGGGATATATCTTGTGTTAAATCAGTGCCAATGAATTATTGGGGTAATGAAGAGAATGTAATTAACGCTATTAAGTGGTTGATTGAAAATAAATTAAAATGGACTGATGATGAAGTCATCAAGAATTTATCTTCGTCTGTATTTGACGATAATAAATTGTCAGGACTTTTGGATTTATTTAATGGTTCACCTTTTAAAGCTATAGATAAAGCTTATCCTAATAAATTTAAAATGTGGCAATTAAAATCAATTTGTAGAAATTATTGGGATGACGATAATAATATAAAGGATGCTATTTTATGGTTAATTGATAAGAAACTTGGAAGAAGTAATTCTAAACTAATTTTTATTTCAATGAATGATTTTGTTAATAATGATTTATCATCTTTATTTAGATATAAGTTTAGATGTAGTAGTAAACTTTTATTAGAAAAACTTAAAGTATTAATCCCTGAAAAAACATTTATGTTTAAAAGGAATTTTAAATCTAGATATAATGTATCTTAATTTTTAATAATAAATAAATTAGGGGGATGCTAAACTATGAAACAGTTAAGGGTCATTTCAGTTACTAATGTAACAGGTAAGTGTCCATCATCTGATAATCATAGTGATGTTGATTATGAAATTGAGTTTGTTGATTTACATGGAGAACACGTTACTATTTTATTACCAAAAAGATATTTTGAACCTCTTATGATTGATGGTATTATCATTGTAAAGGGTGATATGATGTATGAAAATGAATTGTATAGTTGTGAATTTGATGGTGTGATGGGTAGTGCATTCTGTTATTCCTTACAATGTGGTGAAAAGAATTTTAATTTATATTATAGTGAGAAGTTTGAAGAACTACATTAAGAATATAGTAAATCAGAGATAACATTATCTCTGATTTATTTTTTATTTTCTTTTAAACTTTATTATAATAAATAAAAAGAGGTGATAAGTGATTATAGAATTTTTTAATTTTGATGTTAAACATGTTGACTTAGATTATATTATTGAAACGATTAATAATATAAATTCCGATTTAGTATTTGGTAAAGAAATAGATGCTCGTATTTGTTTAATAAATATAAAACACAAAAAAGTGTTTCATAATCATTTATGTTATGGTGAAACAAATTATACTCTTGTGGATCATGTTAATGGTTTTTGTACACCAAAACATGAGGAAATAATATTATTTATAAATGAAAATTTTGATACAAAAATTATTTTATGGGCATTATTTCATGAGTTGTCCCATCTTGCTATTGATAATAGTAAAATACTTCATATGTATTTTTATTTTCTTCAAAATAAATTTATTAAAGAAAAATATAATATGACTTTCACGGAATATTATAACCATGTAGAATTTCATACAACTAAATATATACATGAAGAAAATCCTGAAGAAATATTTGCTAATAATGTTGCAGATATGATAATGGAAGAATATCTTGACTATAAAATGGATTGGGTGAAATAATAGTATGATAAATTTTATGGATTTTAATGTTAAAGGTATTGATTTAAACCATATTAAAGAAGAGTTTAATAGGATTAATTCAGCTGAATTTTGGGGTATTGAGATAAATGTTAGTATTTATATCATTAATTCAAAGTATAAAAGATTTATTTATGAACGAGATATATTTTATAAAAATACTGAATATCCTGGTGATAATTCGTTTAGAGCTTTTTATCAACCAGTTACTAATGAAATATTTATATTTGTTGATAAATATGAAAATACCACTAGTTTAATATGGTTAATAATACATGAATTAACACATCATGCCATTATAAATAATAAAATACTTTATCAATTTGCTATTTTTAAACTAGAGGAATGTCTTAAAGAAAAGTTTAATTTAACTCTTGAAGAATATTATAACAATAGTAAATTAAACACTCTTGATGATGTTCATGAAGAAAACCCTGAAAAAAAAATATGCAATGATGTGGCAAATACGTTGATGAAAGAATGTTATGATCTTAAATGGTGGAGACATCGTATTGAAAATAATAAAACTAGACATACTTTCTCATAATAAACTAAGAGAGAAATTAATTTCTCTCTTAGTTTATTTTTTCTTTTTAATACAAATTAATAAAGAAATTTTTTATAAGGAGGTTTTTTTTTGGCTATTAATATTCCTAATAATATGAGAACATACAAATATACAGTTGATTCAATGGATATTTTATTTCCAGAGGAAGCTGAACCAACCAAAATAAGTCCTAATTTTATTACAGGTATTTTTTTAGAACATGATTTTGATAATGATTATTTTCCAGTATTTAAATTATCAGTTGCTATAGAACCAAAAATATATTTTAAAATTTTATCTAATAAATTAAAAATAAGATTTAGACTTAGAATGCAAAAATTTGCTTATGATGGAAATAAAGAATTTCAATTTAAAAAAGATATGGTTAATACAATTTTTTGTGTATATATAGATGAAAATACACCTTATTTTGATGAAAAAACTTATATTGAAAGTAAGAAGGTTGAAAGAACTGGACTAACTCCTAGAGATTTATCAAATGTTTATTCATTTTATTTATTTAAAGAAAGTGATTTAGATAATTCTAAAAAAATAATAAATAATGTTATAACCAATAGTAATTTAACTGATACTATAACATATTTATTATCAACATGTGGAATGAAAAATGTGTTAATGACACCATTGGATAATAAAAATGTTTATAAAGAAATATTGTTACCACCTTTAACCTTATTAAATAATTTACTTTATTTAAATGAGCAATATGGATTTTATAACAAAGGTGCTTTAATATTTTTTGATTTATTAATGATGTATATTATAGATTGTAATTCAAAATGTACTGCATTTGTAAAAGAAGAATATGTGCGAACCATATTTAATATTAAAGAATCAAATGACCCTAATAGTTTTACAACTGGTAGTTTTGTAATGGAAAAAGAGAAAGAAAATCATGTAAATGTATTGTCTAATAATGTGAATATATATAGTGGTTCTGTTGTGGCAGATCAATTAATGGGTAATAATTTTATTATAATAGATCCGAAACAAGGTTCTGTTCAAAATATTAAACCAGAAACTGTTCAAAGAGGAGTCGGAACATACCAAGTATTAGTTAACAATTATGCAAATGAATATAGTAATAATGATGCAAAAACTAGAAAAATTGAAAACAATACAATTATAAATTTAAGTATATCAGATTTTAATATAGATGCAATAACACCAAATAAAGAATTTGTTTTTATATTTGATAATACTAAAATTAACTCTTCATATAGTGGGTCATATAGATTAACTAAACGTATATTACAATTTAAATCAGAGGGTTCTGAATTTATTATGAGTGGTTTATGTGAGTTTAAAAAGATATAAAGGTAGAGTTATTTCTCTACCTTTATATCTTATTTTTTTTCATCAGGATTATTATTAGTATCTTTTCCACCTTCAGCAACAATACTTTTTAAAGCATTCAAATAAGCTCTGAACCTTTCTTCTAAAACTGTCATTGCAGAAGTTATAGACAGTTGAATAATTTGAACTATATTTTTATACATATTAAGTTGTGTGCTATTTAAATTAGAATATTTTTTATTTTCTTCTTGTGCATTAACATCTTCTTTATTATCTTTATTGACAACTGAAACTTCTGTTGGTTTAGTTGAAGCATCTCCAGGTTTTTTTTCATCTTTCTTTTTATTATCGTTCTGACTATCATCTGCTTCAAATACAACTTCAAAATTACTACAATGAACTAAATCTGTATTACAGTATAATGTATTTTCAATTAAACAAAAGTCGGCAGACTCTTTTAACACCTTTTCAACTCGATTTAAAGATTGTTCTGCTTTACTAATCCAAGCTTGCACTACAGGTAATATATCTTTACCATAGTTATAACAATAGTTTTTAAACTCTACAGCTTTAGATTTTAATTCAGCCCCTTCTAGTTCTTCTACTTTAATGGGACCTTTAGGATTATTGACTCTGAATTTATTTTTAAAACCTAAGGTTAAATCATTATCTTCATTTAAGTAATTTCTAAATAAATTACTTTTCATATCTTCTATATCTTTAAATTTTTCTAAGTTTTTAGGATTATTTAATTCATTATTAGCTATTTCCTGAATTCTATTAACTACATTTTTAATTCTGTCAACACTCATTAACCAAAATGGCAACATACTTATTTTTAACTTATCATAATTAATTTTATCTAATTTATTAAAATTATCATCCATCCATTTTTTATTTGAATCAAAAAGTGTTTTAGTTTTTTCTGAAAACATTCCAAAGATACGTTTAAAGAAAGCCTTAATACTTTCCCATATCCCTTGATTTTTATTTGTGTTATCATCAGCCTCTAATAGAATAAAATTATTATTTATAGAGTCATTAATAAACTTAGACTCTTCTTCCATTCGTTCCAATATTGTAGAAAAGAATTCTTTATTAATTTCTAAATGAAAAATACTTGTCTCTAAACAATAATCCATAATTGTTCACCCCCATAATAGTTTTAGTCATTATTAGTTGATTTATTAGAACCTTTAAAAGCACATTTTTTAATAATATCTCTGTAAAAAGATAGACACTCTTTTAATGCATTAACTTTTTCTATAGAAGCCATTGTACACATACTACCAACTTCTTTAGATTGAATAAATTTAAAACTAAAAAATGTGTTAAATAAATTTATTTTGCTTTCACTATAACTTTTTTCAACATTATCACCAACTTGAGCTTTATTACCATTTCTATTTAATAATTTTGCACCAATAGTTTTATCTTTACCTTTATAATAAATTGAAGCACTTTTTTCAAAGAAAGATTTAATTTTTTCAATAACTGTAATTATATTATCTCTTTCTTTAATAGAATCACTATATTGTTTTTTTAAAAATGGATAATCGGCTATAACTGTTGTTAAAAAAGATTTATTTACATCAATATCAATTTTTTCATCATTATTATCTCTAAATATTTTTTTAACATCTTTAAGATATTCATCCGAATCAACTTCACCGGATATACCAATAATATTAGCTCTAATTTTATTTAAATTAGAAGTAGCCATAAATTTTTCTCTTTCTTCTATAATTTTATCTTTTGTCATATTATCAATATCATTGAGTTCACTGTTATATGAGTTAATAATGTTATCAATAATATCTAAATTAGGTATATTTGATTTAAAGGTATATTTAAAGCCCTTAATAGTAAATTTAGGATCTAATCCTCTTAAATGTTCTTTATACTTATCTAAAAATTTTTCAAAATCACCAAGATAGGCATAAATAATCATAAAGATTCTTTTCATAAATTCTTTAAATTTATCTAAAAGATTTTTAAAGAATGAAATAACTGAATGAATAAAATCACTAAAACTTTCTTGTAATATTTCCATATTATTATCCTTAATAGCAATATGGGTTGATTGTAAATGCTCTTTATTAATATTAAAACTACTTTCTTCTAATGATAAAAAATATTCTAAGCAGTATAGACTTGTATCGAAATCTATGTTATCAGTTGTTAACAAATTTGTTGATGAAATATTAATTGAATTATTTTTATTAAAAATATTTTTTAAATTCATAGGTAAATTTCATCTCCTTTTTATTTTTCTTATTTATTTGTTTTTAAAGAAAATATAAAATACATTAGATGGATATCCATCTAATGTATTTATAATAAATTAAACTAAACGCATAGCCGCTTCAAAGATATTTGTAGTTTCATCATCTTCATTGGTATTGTATTCAAGGTTTTCCTTAACTGGTTTAAATCTCAGGAAACCTTTTAAAGTAGATTCAAAATCACTGGCGGCTTCTTTTAAATATTCAACATGCATTTTAATCAATGCTGAGCGAATAGATAAACAGAATCTTAACATCTCAACACTGTGAGAAATATATGGTGATACTTTGGAAAATTCTTCATCTTTATATTTATTACCAGCTGCCTCAATAGCTTTAATAACCTTACTAAATTTTGAATCAACTTCTTTTTGTTCTCTTTCCATACCAGTTAGACTTTTTTCACTTTCTTTAATGAATTTAATCATATCTTCTTTACTGTTATTATTGAAGTCCTCAAATTCATCTCTTTCTTTTGAACCATCTCTGTATTGCTCATATAGTTCTTCTTGTAATTCAGAGATAGAATCAACATTCAAATTTTTAAATACAGCTTCTTTATCTTCATTTGTATCATATTCTTCTTTCATACTATCTTTTTTAGAATCCATTGCATCTTTATGCTTAGAAGAAGTTTTTAGATCAGCAGATGTTAGTCCATTTTCATATTCATTTTCAACTCTACTAATTTCTGTTATTACCTTAGTACCAAAAGCGGCACCTTTACTTGCAGTATATTTAAAAGATTTGTACTTATACCCTTTAGCATTTTTTTTACGTAAATCACTCTCAAACTTGGTAATAAAAGTTTTTCCGGAAGAAAAAAACATAACTAAATGTTTTTTCATTTTTTCAAACCAGGCTTTAATTCCTTCCCACATTCTTACAAACATATCTTTTATTCTGGTAAAGAATCCTTTACCAAATGCTTCAAGAAGAACGACCGGATCAGCTGATTCGAATAATACAGCTTGTTCCATCATTACATCAGAAATATACATGCTGGCACGAATTTTGTAAGAATCTTTAGCAGATTCAGTTACAATTTGTTCAAGTGCCTCTGTAGTCGGTTGAATGTGGTCATATTTTGAAATGTCAAAATCGTTATCTACAGAACTTCTCTTTTTTCCAAAAATAGACATTTTATTATATCCCCCTTTGAATTTTTTAATCCAAATATATTTTAATTATTCATTAAATTTTATTTCGTTTCTTCTTTATATCTAAATGCACTTACACAAACTTGCTTATAAACAGATTCCCGTTCTGTTATAGCCTGTTTCCATGCACTGAAGTATTCAAGAGCAATGGTTTTAGCTTCACTGAACAAAGATGAATATTTTTGCATAATAGATATTTGTATGGAAGCAAGTTTCCTTTTATCTTCCGAAGAGTTTTTATCATCAACTGATTTACCAAATTCTTTTTCATAGCCGGTGACTTCTTTTAAAACAGCCGTAAATGATTTTTCAGCAGATTTTTCAGAATCAGTCGCCATTTTAGAATATTTGTCACTTTTTAAAGAAGTAATGATGTCGCCGATATTAACGGATTTTTCATCAATATCATCACTGTCTTTAGCACCACTTCTGAAATGTGAAAATAAATCTTTTTTAAAGTCATCACTATCCTTAGAACCACCACCAACAAAAGTCCCACGAACTTTATTGATAATTTCTTCTTTATTTTCTTCCATGTCATCAAGACATTTTTTAGCATCAGTTTCAGAAGAAAAATTCTTCAAGGCTCCGGTTTGGTCAACAATGTCCATTGCTACTTCGATACCGTTGGATACATGATTGTTACTATCCAGTTCGGTATAAGTGAACATTTTATGTTTATAGCCGGATAAATTAAGCCTTCTGAGTTCTTTTTCATATTTGGTTGCAAAGTCTTTACCGCTTTTGAACATTCCGTCAAAGAAACGAATAACAGAAGCAAAAAATTGTTTTAGTTTACCCCACATTTTACTGAAGAAAGCCTTAATTCTTTCCCAAACATTACTCATGGCACCTTCAGTTACAGTTTGAAAATCTTTCATGCGTGCCTCAATTTTAAAATCATCCGCACCGGATTCACGTAAAGATTTAACATCACTTTCCATATTGAGTTCTTCAATATCCATCGTATGAATAGACTCAATAATAGCCAGTTGATCTTCATAACCTTCTTGAATTGCGGTTAAATCACCATTAACCAAACAATTGTATCCATTATATGAAGGTACAGCGGTTCCTTTTCCGGTTCTATTAAAAATAGCCATAATCTTATTTTACCACCTTTCAGTATTAGGATTTTTTATAAATATGTTTATATTGTCAATTTAATAATGTTATTTTTTTATAGTAACTTAAACCCATTTCCATCTATAGATGCAGATTGAGTTTTAACATTACCAAGAGTCCATTCTTTATTTTCAATATTCATATCTTTATAACTATGATTTGATGTTGTCGTATCATTAACACGAATTTTATCAGATAATGATTGTAAATTTCTAATAATGATTTGCTGTCTTTCTAGTATTTGTTTTTTATCTTTAGGTTGTAAAGAGGCATTCATACTAACATTATTTTTATTAATTTCTAAAAATAAAGCTTGAGTTTTTAAATAATCTGAAATTTTTAATCTCGAATAATAAAAATAGAAAATCAATTCTCTCATCAAAGGAACTAAAATTAAAACTCCTCCGATAATTAAACTACCAATTAACATAGTCTCAGTTCCAATGAATCCTTCTTTACCATTATCAATAACTGATTTCATAACTTTAATAAATTCACCACTTCGAACACATGAATTAAATTTTTCAAGATTCTTAATACAAATCTGTCCAGATAATTGAGGAGATTTAATTAAAGTAAATTCAATTCTATCTGGTCTTTTTATAAAATCAACATAAGATGAAATTATTGCACTTAAACCCTCTATACATGCACAAACAAGAATATTATATTGTAGAATAATAAATTCTTTTTCTAATTTAAATCCTTTTTCAAAACCTTCTTTAAAATTAATAATATTACTTATAGCTTTTTCTAAAATATCTAATTCTATAATCTTAGTATTAGTTTTATTACTCAGTTGATATAATAGATCTATAGAATCTAACATTGATTTAATACCTGAAAATTTACTTAAATCTCCTTTACTATCAGGGATAGTGTCAAAATCAACATGACTTTTTTCTATAGCTGATTTGTATAAATTGGCAATCATCGTATTATTAACAACACTTAAGTCTGATTCTTTAAGAGAATAAATCTCATTTTTTTGTTTAAAAGTATTTGCATTTTCAATTAGTATTTTTGAAACTTCATTCATTCTAAACATAAATACAACCTCCTTTATACATAAAGAATTTAGACTCTATTTATTAATTTAAGCATTTCTTTAAATTTCTTTTCATCTGAACCACTTTCTCTTTCTAAACCAATAAAAGTAGTGGTTTGGTATGAATTTTGCCCATCAAATAAAAAATGAACTAATTGAGAAGAGGTGTCAACAACTACAAAACCTAATAAAAAATATGTTGACATTATTTTATCAACAAAATTTATATTCATTAAGTCATAACCATATGTTGCTTTAATTAGTTCAACTTCCTGCATGGATAAAACTAGTGTTGTATTCGGTAATAATTGATTACCTAGTAACAAAGTATTTTTTACTTTAGATAAAGCTTTTCTTCTTTTTAAAGTAATCCACCATGAAGAAGAACCACTACCTCTATTTTTAACATCATCTTTAATTTCTTTAACATTTAATATGAAGTCTTTAATAAAATTAATTTCCCCAGAAGTCCACCTAATAAAATCAAAAAGACCATTATTGTTTCTACAAGCTCCAACAACATTATTGATCATCTCATCTGAACTTACTGGATGAATAACAGCTTTAATACCAATAAGATAATCGTGTGTTCCATGATTATCTCCTTTTTTATCAATTAGCTTTAAACGAAGATGTAATATTGTTGGCACTAATTCGTTTGATTTCTTAACATCATTATCAGTTAATACCTTATTAGGTAAGTTAAAATTATCAGAATCATTTTTTCTTACTTCTAATAAAATATTTTTATTATGAAATGATGATAAATTTTTATTAGTAAATTTATATATAGCTTGATTATTAGGAATAAATTTATTATTTAATAAATCCATCTTTAAACTCTCTACAATAACTTTAAGTTGTCCCTTATTAGCTTCAACAATCTGTTTAGTTGAACATCCTTCAAAAATACCAGTTAAAACAGCCATAGTGCCATGTTCATCAGACAATACTAAGTAGTTTTCTTTTAGATTATCAATGTCTACAAAAAAATTAGTAGCATCATTTAAATCAGTTTTACTATCAGAATTTTGATGAAATTTTCTCAAATAGTTTGCTAAATTTTTCTCTGTCTCAATATTAAGAACAGGGTTCATAGTCAAAACTATTTGAGTGAAAGAACTGTATTGACGTTCCAATGCTCTTGTAACAGTTTGAAGATTTTCTATATCAAGAGACTTGGAGACTATAACAGGAAATTGAAGTGTACCTTCTTGAGATTGTTTAGCTATAGATGAATATTTCTTTTTTTTAAGATAGTCATCAACACTACCATGAATATCTATATCTCTAAAAGTATCTAATAAATCTTTTAAAACACCCACTGATTTCCACTTCCTCTCATACGTTTATTTTATTTATATGTTTAATAAACAAAAAAAATAATCATCTGACCAATTTATTTTTTATCTAGACATACCTAGATTAAATTTTCGCATAGTAACTTTGTGTTGTTCTTTTTCAGATAATTTATCATATTCTTTTTCACGTTCTTTTTTATTCTTTCGTATTTCTTCAATATTACTAATATTTTTAATAGCATTAACCCCAGAAACTATAGTAAATAATACCTGTAACATAAAAATAGCACTCTCCCTTAAATTTTTTAATAACTTATATCTATATGTTTTATATAAGTAACATAATTTTGAGGGAGGATACTTTTATATTATCATTATTATTATTTTATCAGATGATTATTTTCTATCTCTAAACAAATAATATATAAATAAAAAAACCATTATTTTTTCTATCTTGAACATTTATTTAACAATAATTAATAACAAAAGTTGGTGATAAAAAATGAGACAGCAACTTAGAGTAGCTATTACAACCTTAAGTATAAGGTATGGTCCTGGTACATCAAATAGAATAGTTGGTTCATTAAATAAAAATGATATAGTAATAGTAAATGGTATTATGGATGTAGGTAATCAAACTTGGTATGATTTAGAAGATGGTAGAGGATGGATATGTGGATATAACCCTGGTGGTGGAGGTAATGGAGTATATCTTGAATTAGTTAGAGATTTTGAAGATTTAGGAACTACAGTAAGCCCCGTATCAAATACAACTGTTTCAATAACACCAAATTATACTACAGTTGGTACTACTTTAAATGAAGGAAATGATACTGATACTAGTACAACTACTTTACAATCACAACTAAATATTAATGGTATTGGTACTACAGATGTCGATTTAATAAATAAAATTAATATAGATGAGAATGTTGAATCATATTCTTATTTAACAGATTATTCTTTTATAGATGATAATCTAAAAAAGATTAAAAATAATTTAAATCTTGTTGGATATAAGGGGAGTAAAGATTTAAATTATTCATTATTTCATAATTTTAATAGATTTAAAATTACTTTTCCAGATTACCATTTACCTAAAACCTTTGCACATGTATTTTTTACAAGACCAGATCTTAATATAATTGACTATAATGGTAATAAAAATTATTCTTTACATTCGCAATTACAAAATGAGGCTGTGTTTTATTATTTATTTAAAAATAACCCAGATTTATTAATATCATTAACATCAAGTTTCTCATCAGAACATGCTTTTCATCCTTTTTTATCAAACACAGCACAATCTTTTGAATTATCTGATGAATATATTAGAACTATGGAGCATGGGGAAACTTTTACTGGATATAAAGTTCAATACGGTAGAAGTAATATAGAATCAAAAACCGCCGGAACATTATCAATATCATTTACAGACGATATTAACTTGTCTATATATAAAAGTATTAAGGCATGGGTTGATTATATTTCAAAAGTATATAGAGGTGAATTAGTAACAAAAGATGAATATATTTATAAAAAAATATTAGATTATGCTAGTAGTATTTATTATTTTTTGTGTGGTCCTGATGGTGAAACACTTTTATTCTGGTCTAAATATTTTGGTATATTTCCAACTAATATACCTGCAAGCACATTGAGTTGGTCTAAAAATAATTTAGTTAAAATACCTGAATATTCTATTACTTTTGCGTATGCATTTAAAGAAGATTTTAGTCCTTTGTCACTAGCTGAATTTAATATGAACAACAGTGGGGGATTTGTTTATAAAAAAACTTATGAACCTGGTTTATTATCTACAGGAAAAACATTTGCTGGTTCTCCTTTTATAGAAACGAATATTAATCAAAATGGGGATTATGTATTTAAACTAAGATTTAGGGAGTGATACTCATATGATTCAAAATGTTAGAGATTATAGTAGTAGTTATTCAATGAAACAATTTTATCTTGAATTAATTAAAAAGTACCTTAATGTTGATGATGTCAATCAACTTAATATAGGATTACTTGGATATAATACTGAAATGATAACTGGAATTGGTGAAGATACCTTCAATACTATAACAACTCTTATACCTGAAATATTTCCAAATAAAGCAGTTTTACCTGAATCAATCTATAATTATGCATCTTTATTTCAAATAGATAATATATTTGCAACACCATCAGAAATGGGTTTAATTTTATTTGTAAATGAAGATGATATTATTAAATTTGGAACGAGAAAAGATACATTTATTGAATTTGTATTAGATTCAAATATGATTATAGATGTTGAAGGAACTCAATTTATGTTAGATTATGATATTAAAATTAATGTAACTAAACGACTTGGTGAATATATATATATGGCATCATATGATCTAAATTTTAACAATACAATTAGTAATGTAGTTAATCCATATATTAAAATAAAAAGAATTAATTATAATGGTATTAAATATTTAGGATTATTAGTTAAGGTTAGACAAGTAAACAAATTCATTAAAAATGAGCATATAATAACTAATGATAAAATAAATTATCCAATGATTCCAATAGAGTTTAGTGATTATTTAGCAAACTTTGAAGTATTTTATAAACCCCCTGATTCTAGTGTATATACCCAGTTACAAAAAAAAATAATTAATAGCCCACCTTTAAAAGAACCTTTTTGTTATTATTCATTTAAATATGAGGGGCAAATTAATATATCATTTACACCATTAGATTATTATTTTCAACCAAAATTTAATTCAGAAATACTGATTTATATTTATAATACTATTGGAAGTAAAGGTAACTTTCCCTTATATATTGGTAATAATATATTAATAACACCTAAATCTGAAATATATGATTATAATAACAACATAGTGTTATTTGCTATTGCACAAACTGAAAGTAAATTAGGTGCTGATATACTTCCATTAGATGAATTACAAAAACTTACTGTGGAAAAATTTTCCACTGTAGAATCATATACTAATGAAAATGATTTACAAATGTACTTTGATAAATTTAAATATGTTTATGGAGCAGATGTTTTATTTACTAAAAGAAGAAATGACCCATTAGAAAGATTATTTGGTTCATTTATAATGTGTAAAGAAGAGGGTGGTAATATATATAGTACAAACACTATACATTTAAAATTAAATACAACTGACTTTGATTTAGAGTATGAACAAAGTGGAAGACTTATATTAAAACCAGGTCATTTATTTAAATACGTTGATGGTAGTATTGATACAGGCGAAATAATTCCAGCATTAACAATAAATGATGATTTAACTTCTTTAGAAGAAAGATTTTTATATACTAATCCTTTTTTAATAACATTAACTCGAAGTCCTGCTATAATAGGATTTTTTTTAAATTCTTTATTAAAAACAATACAATTAGAATATAGTTATGTTAATAGCGACTCTATAGTTCAATTTATATGTAATAATTTAAATATTAGTAGAAATTCTCTAATAGGAGAAGATAATTATAAATTAACTATTAACATGATTCCAACATTTAACTTAAATTTAAATAATGATGAAAATATAGATATCAATACTTTAATAACAAATACTATTAAAGCAATAGGTGTTTTTTTAGATGGTAATGAAACATGTTATATTGATTTTAATTTAACTAATTATGATGAAGAACTAAATTTATTTACATTTGAAGCTATATTAACAACAGATGATTATGTAACTTTGGAGGAAAAATTTAGTGTAATTGGTGTAAAAGATATAATAACAAGTGAAGTTGTAACAAAATTAATTCCAATGAATAATTCAGATATGAATATTTATGTATTTTATAAATATGATAATGACAATATGGCACATAAATTTGATTATATTACAGATTTACAAGAATTTACATTAACTAATATATATTCTACAGGTGATGAAAAAATTGATTTTATAAAACCATTAAGTTTAGTTACAAGTAGAATGAAATATATACAAGTTGATGAAAATAATTATTATATGATTTTAAATTTTATTCCATTTATAAAAGCTGAAACTGTTAAAGACAATAATAAATTTATTGATTTTATAAATAAATTATTTTTACAATATAAAAATATGGAAGAGACTGTTAACTTAATTACTAATAATTATTCGATTGATGTTAAATTTTATAACACATATGGACATTCTAAAAATTTTGTAGTCGGAGAAGAACAAGAATTATTAGATAGAGTTAATTGTAGTATTTGGTTTAAAGTAAAACCAATAATTGATAATGATGAAGAATCATTAATATTGAAATTAAAATTATACATTAAAGATTATATTGAAAGTATAAATATTAGAGGGAATAATTCGTTTTATGTATCTAATTTAATTACAGCAATTAAAAATGATATAAAGGAAATTAATTATCTCAAATTTGTTAATATTAATAATTATGATTCTTCAGTACAGGTTATAGAAAATAAAGCTGTTGATATAACAACTTTATCTAAAGATGAACAAATGAACTTTATTCCGGAATATTTAACTATAAATATTGATGATATCATTATAGAAATAATATAGGGACTAAAAACAATATAATAAAATCTTAACGTATAATTGAGAGGGGATATATTATGAGTATTTTTAATAAAGCTATAAGAGAAATAGAACCTTTTTCTAATGGTATTAAAGAAATATCAGAAATATCTAAAAATGCTAGTTGTATAAGTGGTTTTAGTTTTTTGGAAGACCGAATTATTAAAGAGCATTGTGATATTATTGATGAGAGTGTTAGAAGGACTGAGAAAGAATATGATAACAGAAAATTATACGAACCTATTATTAAAAAACAGCTTCTTGAATCACAGATTTTAAATAAATTAAATTCACTTAATTGTAGTGGTAGAGATATACTTTTTAAAGAAATTCTATTTGAAATATTTGAAAAATCGCTTCATTTAGATGAAGATTTTATTTCTGAAAATTATGAAAATCTTAAATTTGTAACTAATAAATATATTGATGATAATGGTGGGTATAAATTACTTGAAAATGCAATTAATAAAACTGGTTCTCCTATATTAAAATCAATTTATTCTTTATGTGAAGCTACAGCTAAAAGAACATGTAAAAGAAAGATTAAAGAATGTAATAGTGATGTTGATAGAGAAAATAGTTTAAATATTTTAAACTTTGATTTAGATGATGAGGAAAAAGAAGATTTTGATCTAGATAAAACTAAATTAGGTATAGATGAATTATCTGATTTGGTTAAATCGAAAGTATTAACAGTTGTACAAGATGAAAAACAAAGGCAAGAAAAAGAAGAAAGTTTAATTAAAGATATAGAGGATGATATTAGTAATAAAATTAGTAATGATGACAATCAAACTGAAGAAAATGTTAAGGAAGCTTTAAATAAACTCTTAATTAATAAAAAACCTATTGAAGAAACAACTTTGTTTAATGCGTTATTAAGACATTCTTATAAAGAACTTTTAGAATCAATTGCTAGTTTAACTCCTGGATTTAATGATAATATTGAGAAAGATAAACAGAGAGTTGATGATTTTAAATTTAAAACTACTAACAGTGATGTTTCTAGTAATGATAAAATATATTATTCTACTAATGATGTGTCTAAAGGAGAATACAATCTTAATAAAGAGGTTGAACAAACTGGACCAGATGAAGGTTTTGTAAAAGATGAAGAATATAGTATTAATATGGATTTAGTTTTAGCTGAAGCTATTACTAAATATACTTTAATGGAATTACTATATACTATTCAACTTGAACAATATTCTCATGATACAATTCGTAAAATTTCAGAAAAATTAATTCACTAGATAAAAAAATGTGTAATAGATAGTATTTAACTATCTATTACACATTTCGTTTTATTTTAACTCTAATATTTTTATTTTCAATTAAAAAATTAAATAAGAGATCAATATTTATATCTATATTTATAAAAGACTTAATAGTATTTCTTATTTCTTGAATAATATCATTCGATTTCATATTATTATTCAGTTTTATTACGACACCATATTCAGTTCTTTGAATGTTATTCTGATAATTCTCAGTTAATTTACTAGTTAAATTATTTAAAATATCATTTGTATTAATATATTTTTTATTCTTTTTTATTTTTTTTAACTCTGTTCTAATGTGTCCCGTTACATTAGAATCATCGACAAATGCCAATGAAATATTCATTTATTTCATCCTTTCTTTTAAATTCATTTCTAATTGGTTGTTTATGATTTAATTACTTTTTATTTAAATTTATTAAATATTATCTTTTTTTGTTATTTTATTTTCATTATCTGTATATACTTTCCATTTCTCTATTCTCTTCTTATTAAACATACAGTCATATTCATTCATAAATTCTATTCTTATTTCTATTCTTGGTTTAATTGAATAAAATTTTCTAACCCTCCCATCTATTATAAGACAATCTTCTATTAATAAATGTGTTTGTACCATATCAGAATATGTTTTACCAATATTATCCCAATCAGGTTTAGATATAGCATATAATAATTTTAACTCACATAAAATTTTTTCTATCTTTGTCATTTGAGAGGGTGTTGGTAAAAAAATATCACAATAAAATCTACAGGGAGTAGTTATTAAATCTTTTAGATCTTCTGATTGATTAATAAAATCTTTAAATAAATTATTATAATTAAAGGCATTTTTAACATAAAATGCCTTAGTAAAATTTGAGTATCTAGGTCTAGGTGTTGCCTGTGGAATAAAATAGAATACTAAATCTATTTTATTCCATTTAGCATTAATAATATTTAATATTTTTTTATTTATATTTTCAATATCACTTATAGTTATTTTTAATTCTTTAATAAGATATGTGAATCTTTCATTAAAATCTTTTGATATTAAACCATATTTATTAATATATTCTCTTAGTTTTTTTTTCATTGCAAACTCCTATTTTAAAAAGTTACATACGAATTAAGGGTTGGACTTTCTGTCTAAGGTTTTGAATAATATCAGCATAAGCTTCTTTTGGTAAGTTAATAACTTTACCAAAAAATACTGAAAACATAGATTCTAATTTAATTAAAAAGTTTGGTTTAGTTAAATCTATTCCACACATTACTGCTAAAAAATCAATCATTCCTTGATTTTCAAAAAATAGAGTTGGTTTAGTTGTAGGTGTTATCATTAAATTTGAATATAAATCTTTTATACCAATAGTAACTTTCATTTCAGATGGTAATCCGTCAACAGTCCAGGCATCACCACTACCACCTTTATCTATTTGAATAGAATCAATAATACCCATTTCACAAGAAAACCACCCCTTAGAAAATGCTTTAACTAAAAAGGGGTGAGCAAAACTATTTGCTGATGATTGACGAGGTAATCCTAAAGATAATATATGCATTAGAGGTACTAAAATATTTAAATACAAACTTTCTTTATCACCATAAGGTGATACTAAATTAACTGTTACATTATATGATTTATTATAATTGGAATCTTGCCAAATTTCTGGAAATAAAACATTAGAACCTTTTAAAACTGCTGATGACATTCCTAATAATCTGGTAAAAAAACCTTCACCATTATTAGACATTCTTTTTGATATTTCTTCCATACTAGCACCAAAAGACTTAGTTGCTTCATCAACATTTCTTAATGCCGCAGTATTAGTCAAGAAAGACAATTCTTTCATTAAACCTTCCCCAGTTTCAAACATTGATTGTAATTTTGAACTCGTTGTACTAGCACCCATGGATTCGCTAAATGAAGTGCTGGGTTCAACATAAAACTGAATATAGTTAAAATTACCAAACATTAATTCATATGCATCATCAGATACACTATCTAAGCTAAATACAGATTTAGTGGAACCATCAGTATTTTTAGATATATAACCATTTTTATATTTATAATCAGTCCAATCAAAATATTTATATGTAGTATTTGTACCAAAAGCTTTTTTATTTTCAATACCTAAATATATAGCACACATTCTACATAATAAATTAACATATCTCATATATTCAGCAAAATCATTAATAAAATCAAAATAACGAATATCATCACTTCCAGTTATATCATTTAATATATTTCTAGAAGTAGAATCATTTGTTTGCATACTAGTAAAAAAATTATTTAGTGCATCTTTTTGTTCTGTTGAAACATTAGGTAGATAGTTTGGTTTTCCAGGAGTAAAAAAAACGATTGGTGATTCTGCAACAATATTTTCTAAATACTTTCTACCTAAATCTAAATCATTAATTCTAAAATCAGTTTGTTTAGTAAATTGAAATGGGCAACCAAATAATCTAGTTGAAGCTGATATTTTTTTAGAAATAGAGCTTTGTTGATTATATAACATTGATATTATTGTTTGGTCTAAACCCAAACTAGTTCCAGTTGTATTATTATCAGTTGTTCCAGTTGTTGTTTCAGATGGGGATGGGGAAGGTTGTGTTACAGGTAAATTTTCTAAATCTCTAACTAATTCAAGATATACTCCATTACCTCCACCACCAGGGTTATATCCACATATCCATCCTCTACCATCTTCTAAATCATACCAAGTTTGATTACCTACATCCATAATACCATTTACTGAAACTATTGAACCTGGAGTTAATGAACCGACTATTTTATTTGATGTACCAGGACCATATCGTATATTTAAATTATTCTTAGTAACAACTTTAACTTCTTGATGCATTATTGCACCCCCCCCTTATAAAATAAAAAATAATGTAAGATATATTATCTTAACATTATGTTTTTTTGGTTTTATTTTTAAAGAGTTCTACCACCAGCTATCTTTTTAGCTATTTCATACTCTCGTTGTTCTTTACTATTACCATTATTATTACTTTTCTCATTCATAGACTGAAAAAATGGTGTAACAAATGTATTTTTAGGTTGCTGAGAATTAACATTGATATTGTTAACTTGATTATTACCTTTTTCTTCATTGTTATTATTATTACTTATATTAACTATTAAATCTTTGTTAGCTATTTCAGCAATACCTTTTGATGTTGTATTAGTATTTATTGCAATTTCTTTTAATACGGTAATTAATTCATTAAGTGATATATTTGAATTCTGTGAATTACTGTTATTAATGTATTCGCCCATTCTATTATTTAAACTTTCAAATATATTACGATTATATCTAATTTTAGTACTCTTATATTTATTTAAAACAGATGATGTTAAATCTCCTAAACCACCAGAGAATTTATTTGAATTAGATGAGTTATTATTAAATATAATATTACTATCTTCACCAAAACCACCAGATGTTTTATTAAAATTAGATTGAATACTGAAATTACCATTACCTCCAACTTCTGGAGTCCAACCAGATAATTTAGAATAAGTATTTTTTATCCTACTAGAATATATTCCTTTATTACCCCAATAACTTTTATTTTTAAATTCATCCATAAAATGTTCGAATTCAGATTTCCCACCATTATCTGGATTATATTTCGCTAAAAAGGTTTTAACTAAATTTGGACCCGTATTAGCAAAATCAGCAAGAAATGCTATTGATCTTGGATCTTTTATTTTATTAGTATCAACCCCATATTTATATACTGGGGCTAAATTAGTATCTCTAATATATGATAAAGCCATATCATTTTGAACTTTTTGACTTACACTAATATTATCTCTAAGGAATTTTTTCAATCTTGCTCTTTGTGATTCACTCCAAGGACTTTGATTACCCCAATTTACTTGATTAGCAAAATAATTAGCTTCACTATTACCAGGTAATTGTTCATACATTCTTTGCATTAATGATTTGGCATTGTTACCTCTCCATTGTAATATACCTATAGATGGAGAAATTGTTGCTCCAGTTGACGCATTTCTATCATTATTAGAACTAGTATAATCACCTGATGATTCAGAACCAACAGATAATTCTAATGTTTTCTTTAAAATAGATTCTTGTAATGTTTTAGGTATAAAATTAGTTAAACTATTATTAGAATCATTAGTTATTGAAACATTAAAATCATTACTTTTACCTTCTTCATCCCATGACACTAACTTATTCGTCCCATTCATTAAATTCTCATTATATAATGTAAATGCTTCGGTCATTTTTGCAAATAAGTCTAGTGTTGTTAATTTTTTGTTTGTTCCACTATTCAGTTCATTATTGTTATCTGACGAAACTATATTTGGAGGTAAGGTTCCACCATTATAACTAAAAGCCCAACCTTGTCTAGCTTCTTTAGTTACTTTATCAAAATTGTATAGTTTAGAAAATTTGGGTCCTCTAGGATCATTTATTAAAACATTTCCATTTGCATCTCTTCCAACAGCAACAACATAATGTCCACCTGGCGTAAAAGGAGATTCAGTTAATGGGTATTTATCTCTTTTTCCAGATAAAATTACAGGCATACCATTATTAAGATAATTCATTGTATTAGAAGGATTAATTGTTGAAGTATCTAAACTAAAATCCTTAGCAACTTTATTAAAGTAACCCCATGTTGTTCCATCATTTGTACTATAACCACCATCTTGTGCTATTTTAGCTAATTGAGGTGGTTCATATCTTTTACCTGTTAATTGACTAACAACCATTGCCATAGAAGTTGGTCCACAACCTCTAGCAGACAAAGTTGGATGAATTGAGTGTCCTGAACTTAAATCATATTTTGATTTTCCCCATCTATCATCATATTGAGAATAATATGCGAAATTATTAAGTTGATTTGGTTCTTCACCAAACCCACCTTTACTCTCACTACCATTTCCACCTAATAATAAATTTATTTTATTTGTTGAATATCCCTGTTTAACTAATTGATTTGTTATATATTCATTACTTTTACCTTGTTTGCGTGCTTCTTTAATCTGATTTATAGTGCTACTTTCAGTCACTTTATTTATTAAAATTTCTACTTTGTTACTAGCAAAATCTGTTACAGATATAGCATTTCCTTTATTATCTTTAAATCCTAATAAACTACCTAGCCATTTATCAAAATTCTCAAAGGCTTTTGGTAATTTTTCAGTTAATTTTTTCCATTTTTCTGCAACAAAATCCTTTGTACTATTCCAGTATGTTCTAGCACCTTCACTAATATCATTCCAACTATCTCTCACACCTTTTAGAATTTCATCATATTTTTTATTAAATTGAGTTGTGAAACTAACATCATCACCATTATCATCTTTAAAGCCGAATAGTTTTCCTAATGTAGTATTAGTATCTTTCATCCAATTTGATATATCATTTTTAGTTTCACTCCATGATTTTTTTACACCAGTAACAGCATTATTCCAACCATCTTTAATCGAATCAGTAAATTTAGTAACACCGTCTACAATGTTAACTCTACCAGTTTCTAAAATTCTACCAACTTTTTCTGATTTTATATAACCAAGTGTTGAACTTTCAACAAATCCACTAATACCAGATAATACTCTTTGTGTGGATGATACTTTACTATCATCAAATAAACCTAAATTAGATCTAGTTTTATCAATACTAAAATTATTAGTGAAATCACCAAATGACGATTTATTATATAGTGTCGAAAAATCATTCTTAACTTTTGAAAGTGGATTACTAATAAATTTTTGGAAAAAAGTTTTATTTTGTTTATCATTAAATGCATTTAAAGATAAATTGGTATTATTTTCTTTATTGTATTTATCTTTATCCTCTTCAAAAACTTTTTCATTCATTTCTAATTTTTTAAGTTCTTCTGAACTTGCTAGTATTGAATAAATTGTTGTAGCTACATATTGTTTTAAACTTGTTCCAGTTTGCTCATTAAATATTTCTGATAAAATATCAATTACAGGAAAGAACCCAACTAATGATTTGGTTATAGATGATGCTATTCTCATTTTTGTATCTATTGACTCTTCCCTAACTTTAAATATTCTCGATGCTTCATATGCACCTGTAGCTAAATCCCATGAGATTATCACTGGTGCTGCAAATATTTTTGCTCCAGTTTTTAAAAAAGCCATTGACAGTTTACCCATATATTTAAACATGGATTTATAATTTAATACTTTTGTGACAGTGTTTATTATTGTACTAGATATTTTTGCTGCTGCTGGACCTAATTTATTTTTAACAAATGAATTATTAAAGAATCTCTCAAAAGTATTTTTAATAGCTTGAATAATTTTATTAGAGTCGTTTACTGTAACTTCTTTAACTATTTTACCAGTTTCATCTGTTACCTTAAAAGATACATCTATAGCCCCATTTCTAACAACATTAGGTGTAGAAAAAGCATTTTTTAAATTAGATCCATATTTAACAATATTCTTTGTAAAATTAGAATTTTTTATTTTATCTGTAACTCCAGCTAAAGAATTCACTATTTTAGAACCATGTCTTCTAGCGGTAATTAAACCACCTTTAACTAAACTTTCTCTATATTGTCCATTTATTATTTTTTTATTAGTTACTCCATTTTCATCAACATCTTGACGACTTTCATCATTTTTTTCACCTAAATTTATTATTCCATTACCAATTTCAGGAATAGAAGGAAATTTACCTTTAATCCATTGTATAATATCTTTTAAATAAGGAATTAATAATAATAAACCGGCTGTAAGCAATCCTTTTGAACCAAATATTGATAACCAGCTATCATGTTGACTTTTTGTAGTATCAGCAATACGTTGTAATAGTGATGTTTGTTTCACTTCATTATTTCTGGTAAAATCTTTTTCATTTCTTAAATTATTTTGAGCTATTAAAAATCCTGCTGTTTTTCTAGAAACATCCTTTTGGTCTTGTTGTAATTCAGATTCTTTATTTCTTTCTTTCTGTCTGTTCTCTTCTTCAATATCATTTTGATTATCAAATAAATTAAGAGCACCTAATAAGGAACTACTTATATCACTACCCATATTTTTTAAACCTGGTGGTAAACCAGGAACATTAAATGACGAATTCCTTTGCTGTGATTGATTTATATTAAAATAAACTGGTATTGGTCTATCTGAACCAACTATTTTAACGGGAGTAATAATATTATTAGAAATAGAAGTTCCTTTTATATTATTAGTAAGATTTGATTTATTATCACCTATTTGTCTAACTACATCAATTATACCACCTGTTATATACATTTCTGAACGATTTATACCCATTGATCTACCAATTAAATCGGCTGCAAATCTTAATGGTGAAGTAGCTATTTTAAATAATGATTTAGTAGCAGATGTTAATAATCCCCCAACACTTTTCATTACACCAAAACCAAAGTCCATAATCATTTTAGTTGATGTTAATAGAAAGTCACCTACAACTGGAACAATACTCATGAGTCCCTTAGTAAAAGTTGAAATTGTTGAACCAATAGCTTCACCAATCCCATAAGCAACTTGACCTATACCTTTACCAATACCTATCATTGATTCAGCAATCATTCCCATTGTACCTGAAAATAATTTAGCAACACCTTTAAGAGTTTCACCAATAGCAGGTGCTATCATTTTTACTGATTCAGCAAATATTTTTGTAGTCTGAGCAAATAAATTTAATAATTGACCAGGTAATTTAACTATAGTTAAAAATGTCTCTTTACCTATTGATAATATTTCAGAACCTATATTATACATAGTTGAAAATATTTGTTTAGGTACAGTAACTAATATTGTCTTACTAAAATCAAATATTTTTTTACCAACAGAAGTAATTTTATCAGTTACAAATTGAATAGAGCCCATAACTTTCTCTTTAATAGTGTCTATAGGTTTATATAACATTTTTCTAACTTTACCTAATAATCCAACTCTGTCTCTATTTGAACTACCACTTAAATCTTCATCTGATATACCTTGTTGTGATTGAATCAACTTTCTTATTTTATACACATTACCACCAACACCATCAAGCTGACCATTAACTTCTTTAGCAATGGTTCTAACATCTCCTGCTATTTGAATTATTAATTCATCTTTTGATTTAATTCTACCAATAGATGTTTTTTTAGTTGGTTGTGTAATTTGACTAATAGTTGGCTGAGATATAGATGAATCTTCTGTTTGTTGTTGATTTATATTTGGTTGATTTGTAGGTGAAGTTGTTGATTTTTTACCTCTTCTTCTACTCCCACCTGTTCTTTTGTTTATAACGTCTGTAACATCATCTACAATTGAAGATGTGTCACCTTGTTGAATTGAGCCTGGTAATATAATTACACTTTGATCATTTACAGGTTTAGGATTAGGTCTACCTCTTCTTCGACCACCAGTTCTATTATTTATATTATTCGTAGTATCATTAATTGGATTTGATGACATTTGTTCATTTCTTCGTTCTTCAGGACTTGAATATTGACCTCTAACAACTTTACCATCAGGGCTAAAATTGTCATAATTATTATTAATACCAGCTCTTTTTCTATCTCTCCATGCACTCCACATTTTTCTTATTTCTTCTCTTTTAGATCCAAATTCAGCATTAGCGTCATCTTCTCTTTTTTGTCTATCAATTTCTAACTGTTTAGCATATGGTGCACCCTGACTACTATTTCTAGCATCAGCTCTAGCTTGTCTATTGAAATAAATATCTTTAAATTTCTTTAAACCACCAAAGAAACCCATTCTTTCTTTACGTTCCCGTCTACCTTTAAAATCTAATAAGTCATTCCAACCTTCTTCTACATAAGCATCTAAACCAGCCTGCATATGTTTTTTAGTTAAACCTTTTGATAGACCTTCCATTCCTTTAAATGGTGCAGAAACTATACTACCAACTATTCTGCCAATTCCACCTAATATTTTTGACATAAAACCTCTTAATGGTTTCATAACTCTATCTTCCATAAATTTACCAAAAGGCACACCTACATGTTTTTCAAATACATCTCCGATAAAAGTTTTAAAACTGGTCCAACCTTCTACAAAATTATCTTTTAAACTTCTTATCATTAATTTTATTTCATGTTTAATTGGATCAATTGCATTAAGAAATGGGTTAGCAATACTTCTTGTAAACCATTCTTTAACATTTAAATTTATTTCTTGTAATTTAATCTTAAAGGGTTGAAGAACTTCTAAATTAGTCCAATTAATAACTTTACCTAATATACCACCTTTTCTTAATTGAGTTTCTTCATCAAATTCTCCAAATAATGCTTTTTTCCATTTTTCAGATGATAAAGCTATACCAGCAGCGGCTCCTAATAAAGCTCCACCTAAAGGTCCACCAGGTAATAAAGCGGCACCTAATAAACCGAATTTACTTGTAATTAATCCTATACCCGCACCACCTAATATACCTGCACTAACATTACCAAACATTTTTTTAGCCTTAGCTTTATCAACTTTACCAAATACTTTTTCAGCTATTCCACCAAGTCTAGTTCCATCTGCTTTTAAATCACCAAACATAAATTTCTTAAACTTTTCTGAACTAGCTAACATTGATACTCCAACACCAAATAAAGCACCGCCAATAGGACCACCAGGTAAAAAGAATGAAGGTAAAAAACCAAAACCTAATATAGATTTAAGAGCTCCTAAAGTAGCACCACCAACAATACCAACTTTGTTCTTCTTAAAGAACTCTTGAGTTTTCTTAGTAACATATCCACCAATTCTGGTTCCATTAATATCTTTAGGACCAAATAACCAATCTTTAAATTTATCTGATTGTGATAAGAAACCAACTGTGGTACCTACAATAGCTCCACCTAATGGACCACCAGGTAAAAATAATGAACCTAATAAACCTAATTTACCACCCATTAATAAACCACTACCAGCTCCAACAATACCAAATGATAATGCTTTGGGTAATCTTTCTTTAAATTTTTTAAATAAATCCCCAACTATTACATAGTTTTTATTATCTTTACCACCAATTTTACGTGGACCAAAAATAGCATCTGAAAAGTTTTGAAAACCATCTTTTATACTATTAACAGCAGTTGAAAGTACACCTTTTTCTTGTATATTACCATCTTGATTTCTTCTACCAAATAAATATGATGTTATAGTATTTTTAAAACCTGAGAACATTGATTTTAATTCACCAAATACACTCTTATTATTACTAGGAAAAGAAACTCCTGATCTATTTATATAAGCTTTACCAGTAAAATAATATTTAGCATTATCAAATATATCTAAAAGATGATTAGATGTATCTGAAAACATTCCACCTTTTCTTTTACCAGTAGAATCTTTTAAACCAAATAAAAAATCTGTTAATTTACTAAAATTAGATTTAACTCCTTTAAAAAATTCAGAATCTTTTAATTTAGTTATAAAACCATTAGGACCAAATAAAGATTCTCTAATTGGAGTAAATATTTTATCTTTAAACCATTCTGTCATTGTTTGAAATTTACTTTGCATTAAAGCCCAGCTTCTATTAAGAAAAGATGAATTACCACTTTCATCATCACCAAAAATTATCTTAAACATACTATTATCTATTTTTTTAAATACAGTATTAAGTAATTTTGCAGGAGTGTTAAAAATATCTCTTACTTTTTCTCTTAATAAATTATATTTAGTTTGCATATCACCCGATATAAAACTTCCCAACCATCCACTCTGTTGTCTTCTATCTCTTTCAGAATCACTTCTTCTTTGTTCATCAAATATTCTAATTTGGTCTCTCATTTCTTCAGCAGTTATATCGGAATTTGATAACCTATTTACTATTTTTTTACCTTGTTGTCTATTAATTCTTTCTAGCTCGGGTGTAATCTCAATGTCTTGTTGTGGTTTTACTTTGAATTTTCTATCTCTTTCTCTTTCTTGAGTTCTCATTCTTCTTAATTGTCTATCATGATATTCAAAACTTGGTTGAGAAACTGAACCATCCGGATTAATTAATTGAGTTACAGGAAATACTTTAATACCCCTTAATAAAATCTCTTTAATATCACGAAAATAATCTAAATCAGATTTACCAAATTGATCAGTTCTAGATAAAACACCAAAACCTTTTTTTACTTCAAATTGATTTCTATTATTTTTATTTCTTTTAATATGGTCATCAAAAGATAATTGATTATTAAGAATAGCCGCATTATATCTTAATGGGTCATTTTCCATATCAGTAAATATTTTTTCTTTATTCTTTCTAGCATTTAATACATCTGCACCAAACATTTTTTGTATATCACCTTTATTAAGTGATAATACTATTTGTCTAAAAAAATTATTCATTTCTTCACTACCAAAATCATGAACATTTTTCAATTCATTTATATTAGCTCCACTTTTATCTTTAGTTCTTACAGGATTTACTAATTTATTTAAAGTAGGTAGTTTTAAGAAAAAACTTTCTAAATCTTTATTAAATTTTTTTCTTTCTTCATCATTTTGAATATTAAAAGCATTAGCTTTATCTTTTATTTCACTCATAACATCTGAAAAACTATTTAACACAGTTCTATTAACAGTACTTTGGAAATCTTTTTTCATAGAATCCATAGAATTGAATATACCTTTGTCATAATCAAATCCGACTTCTTCTTTACCATTTAATGCAGCTAAAATCTTTCTTAAATATCCTGGTATAACTTCAGTTATAGATTTTCTTGTTTGACCATCAAAAGGAACTGCACCTTTATCATATTGAGATAAATCGACAGATGATTTTTGTTTTACGTTTATACCAAAAACTTGACCTAAAAAATTTAATATAGGATTATCAGAACCAACCATTCTATTAGCTTTCATCAATAAAGCTGGAAAGAAATTTTCAAAACTTTTATTCATACTAGTTAAAGTTTGTTTTAACATTGATGGAATAAATGCAGATACTATTTTGGTAGATAAAAAACTTATAGGTGATGCGGCTAAAAATTTTAATTGATCTTTATCTGATAACATATATTTTAACTGAGATAAAATCATATCTTGATCTACAGCTGCACCAAATTGTTTTTTAACTAAATTAGCATAACCGGATAAATTTAATCCACCTTTAGATAAAAAAACTGATTCCATTGGATCAACTTTTTCTTTAACAACTTTCTCTTCAGATGAACCTTTTTTCATTTGATTATGAATATTATTAAATGCATTTAAACTTTCTTCATAATATTTAAAAGTTGTACTTATATATCTGGTCATTGATTCACTTTGAAAATTAACAAGTAGGCTTAAATTATCATTTATTGCACTTAATCCTCTATTTAAATCTTCACCAAGTTTTCTATTTATCATCATATGATTAGTAGCTAAAGATATAGATATTTTATCACTAGCTTGAGTTGTATTATATATAGCTTCAGTTTGTCTTTCTACAGCTTTGACCATAGGATTATTTCTATTAATATTAGAAGAAACAATTACTCTATTAATAGTAGGTGAACCACTTTCAGATGTTGTTTCAGAAGATACTTTATAATCATCATTTTCAAAATTTAATTCATCACCAAATTCAAAATCTATATCATCTTTAAATATTTCATTCTGTCTATCTTTATTATATATTTTACCTGACTTAATATCTTTTAAAGCATTTTTTATTGCCGTTTGACCTATATTAATATATTCATTCTTAACCATTTGATCTGATAATTTTTTACTTAAAGATTTACTTTGTCTTAAATCATTATAGAAATTTTTAAATGTTTCGGTATTACTTTTAATAAAATCTATTGGTGCTGGAATCATTTCTTCAATTAATTCAGTTGTAGTATATCCTAAGGATTTACCAACATTTTTAAACCAATTTAAAGCTGTAGGTGATTTAGATTTAATTTTAGTTCTATTTTTTATCTCCAATTTAGTTTACAACTCCTTTCGTTAAAATTAATTGTTTAAATTAATGTTTTTTCATTAAACAAAGACCATAATATAAAAAATATTATATTTATATATTATTATTTTAATAATCACTGAAATATTAAATGTTGGATAAGGAGAATAATTGTTACATATGAAAAATAATAAAAAAATTTTTTGTATAGAAAAAGACAAAAATGTTAATATTAATGAACTTATTAATAAAACTTTACTTCAAATTATTTTCACTAATAACCAAAGAAAAATAGTTTTTTATTGTTCCGATGGAACAATATATAGTATGTATCATGAACGTGATTGTTGTGAAATTGTTTATATAGAAGATATAATCGGTGACACTAAAAATTTAATTAATTCACCAATTTTAATGGCAGAAAAAATAACTAATTCAGGTTATAAAAATAAAAAAGAAACACGTTATACATGGACATTTTATAAATTTGCAACTATAAAAGATTATGTAACTATCAGATGGTATGGTTACTCTAACGGTTATTATTCTGAAGAAGTTAGTTTTAAACAAATAACCAAATTAATTTTAAGGAGTTGTTTTTAATGAATCAAGATTGTTCTGTAAAAATTAAATTATTAGAATGTGAATTTAATGAAATACAAAATATTTTATTAAAATTAGATATAAATTTAAAAAATTTAGTTAATACTTCCATAAGAGCAGCCCTTTATGATATAAATAACAAAGGTTATTATATGAGAACTGATAAATTTTCAATTGATAAAAGAACTAAACTATACAGTTTAAAGATTAAATTAAATTTATATAAACAATTACAAGAAATTAGTAATAATATTGATTTAAACATTAGAAGTTTAATTAGAGATATATTGTTAATATATCCTAAGTTAATTTATGAATATAAACAATTTATATTAATAAAATAAATATTATTAGTTTGTCTGTTCAAATAGATAAAGAAAATATACTTATATTATAATCGAAATACATTAAATAAAAGGAGGAATAAAAATGAATAATGTTCTTATTGAAAAAGACTGTAAAATTGTTGATGTAGTTAAAGATAAAGAAAATGAAGTGGATTGGGAAGATATAAGTATTATGCAAACTTTGTCTGAAGAGTTTATTAAAAAATTTAAAAATAGAGTAAATTGGAGTAGTATAAGTTATAATCAAACTTTATCTGAAGACTTTATTAGAGAGTTTGAAGATAGAATTAATTGGGGATTTATAAGTTGTAAACAAACTTTATCTGAAGACTTTATTAGAGAGTTTGAAGATAGATTATGTTGGGAGGATATAAGTTTTTATCAAACTTTGTCTGAAGAGTTCATTAGAGAATTTCAGGATAAAGTTGATTGGGATATTATAATTCGTAAACAAATTTTATCTGGAGACTTTATTAGAGAGTTTATAAATTTAAATAGAATAAAGTTAGCTAGGAGATTATAAAGTTTTTATCAAACTTTGTCTGAAGAATTCAAAAGACAAAATTATTTATAAATATATATTATAATTAAGATAATTAATAAAAAATTAAAGGGATGAATTAAAATGAGTATTTTTATTGAGAAAAACGGTAAAATTGTTGATGTAATTGAAGGAAAAGAAAATGAAGTTAGTTGGAAAGATATATCTATTGTCCCATACTTATCTGAAGATTTCATTAGAAAATTTCAAGATTTGGTGGATTGGGAAGGGGTAAGTGTTTTTCAATCTTTATCTAAAGATTTTATTAGAGAATTTCAAGATAAAGTGGATTGGAAAAGGATAGTTCGGATCTTATCTAAAGATTTCATTAGAGAATTTCAAGATAAAGTGGATTGGAGAGAGATATATATTAGTCAAATCCTATCCGAAGATTTTATTAGAGAGTTTCAAGATAAAGTGGATTGGTTATGGATAATTAAAGGTCAAAAATTATCTGAAGACTTTATTAAGGAATTTAAAGATAAGGTTGATTGGAAATTAATAAGTTTTTATCAAAACTTATCCGAAGATTTTATTAGAGAGTTTCAAGATAAAGTAGATTGGAGAATTGTATCTCGTACACAGACTTTATCTGAAGATTTCATCAGAGAGTTTCAAGATAAGGTTGATTGGAAATTAATAAGTTTTAATCAAATCCTATCCGAAGATTTCATCATAGAATTTAAAGATAAAGTGGATTGGATAATTATATCTTATAGACAGACTTTATCTGAAGATTTCATTAAGAAATTTAAAGACAAATTAAATATTAAATAAATTTATAAAAATATATATACATGTTGGTACAGAAAAATGTACCAACATGTATATTTTTTTATTTCTCATCATAAATATTTTTTAACTTTCTTTTTAATTCTATTAATACTTTATTACCAAACATTGATAAAATAACAGATGGGGTCATTCTATTCATTACTGCTCCTGGAGCAACTACTGAAGATATTTCTTCATCTGGTCTAAATAATGAGTATGGTTCATAACCTTCAGGAATAACTTCACCAACAATAGATTTTAATGCAGTAAAGAAACATATTTTATCGCCAACACCAACTGTATCTTTATATTTAATATAAAATATTATTAAAACTCCTGAATTAACTGTATGACCTTTAACTTTACCATCTTTAGTTTCAATCTTACCAACTGGCTCATTTAACATTATACCGCATTTATAAACAGAGTCAGATTTATCATATTTATTAATAATTTTCTTTTTCTTATTAATTCTGTCATAATAATTAGTAACAATCTTTTTCAATGTTGGAGATAGTTCTTCAACATCTACAGTTGAATATACTTTGATATCTTCAATTACACCAGAATATTTAGTTTTAATGGGTGTTTTACCCATTGCTTTAATTTCTTCTTTTAATTCATTACCAACATTTGAAAGAAATTTATTTAATGAATCATCTTTAAAAGAAACTTCAAATCTAATTAATTCATCACCAACACTAACATTTTGACCTATTTCAACTATATAATCAACATTAGCATTTTTACCTAAGACAACAGGTTTTTCCATAACAATTTCTGTTGCCATATCTTCACTTAATTTCTTACTAACAAATGTAGAATCTTCATATGTTGAATAAGAGGACATACAAGCAATTTTCTGTAATGAACCAATATTGAATCTGTTACCATATAATTTACTATTACTAAAAAAATTACTATCATAAGCCAATATATCTTTTTTCTTTATTTTTTGCCCAACTTTTAAATCACATGATAATTTATTTGATAAAAAAAAACCTCCAGCCGTTTAAATTCATATTGTTCGTTAAACAATACAGTTCTCTTATGAACTTCCCTAACTTTCATTAGGATACTAGACTATATCTTCATCTCATAGAGATGCTTCCTATTTCGATTTAAGGGATTCTCACCCACTCACTTGAGCCCTACTCCTATTGCTTATTTCAAAGCTAAAGGATAGTCGTTGAACCTTTCTCATAGTATTTTATTATTTTTCATTTATATATTATTTATGTAATATAAAAAAGAAAGGAATGATATATTTATGCCTATCACTTACAAAGATATTTTAATGAATGGTATTAAAGAATTAGATACAGAATATAGTTCTAAAGAATCCATAGATATAACTAAAAAGTTCTTTGAACAAAGATTTCATAATGAGTTAAAACAATACAACGGGGATACCGAAAAAGCTACAGACGAATTTATCACCCGTAGAAATTTAGAACTTTTTAGATACTATATCGAAGAAACTTTCTTATTATATGATGAATTATATAATAAGAAAAATCCTGAAGAAATGAATAAACTATATTCTATTAGAGCTTCTCTTCGTGACATTCATAATTGTCTTTGTCATGTAATGAAAGGTAAAGAATATTGTTAAAATTAGTTTAAAAGAGTTGTAATTTTTATAGCTCTTTTATTTTTTTTACTATGAGACTTAGCTGCGGATTACTCAATCTTTTTATTATATAATAAAAAGCTCTAAGAGCCTCCCCGACAATTAAAGAAGATTCATATATATGTCACCACATATATGGGCATTTAGTTTACCATTTTTTACTACTTTAGGACTAGTATCAATTGCTTTAGTTTCTCCATTTTTATATTTAATAATAACTAAACCAGTTTCATTATTAATCTCAACAACTTCACCATCATCTTTAGCAACAACAGAAAAATCATCAGATAAATGATATTGAATAACTTGTTCAACCCCATTAGATAGTAAAACAGGAGATTGTTTTACTACAGGCACGATATGTTTTGATTGCTTTACACTCCATTTATTTCACATAGGTCGTTAATCTATGCAGTTCTCTTATGAACTTCCCTAACTTTCATTAGGATATAAGACTATATCTTCATCCTTATTATTAAATAATAAGGAGTCTCCTATTTCGATTTAAGGGATTTTCACCCACTCACTTGAGCCCTACTCCTGTTGCTTATTTCAAAGCTAAAGGATAGTCGTTGAACCTTTCTCTAATATATTAGAGACTTGGCTGCGGATTACTCAA